AAAACTTTGCAAACACTCTACTACAACTGGGGCATCATTTTTGGTGACCGACACAATCACTGTTGTACAAATCCATGGCCATAAACAGGTACAGAGGCATTAGCAAAAAAAAAGGATGCGTTGTGTGACCAAAAAAAAGTGTGTGTGCCTGTTTTTGTATTGAGTCCAGTTATAAGAACAACAACAAAAACCCAATGAACCGCCTGTCTTCCACTGTGTTTGGTCAGCTGTTTTATCTGCGTGACGGGCAGTTTACACAGAAAGGCCTCCCACATGCTGTCAAAAGTGACAGGGGTTTATACACGGAGCAGTTTAGTGTTGGGTCCATGAAGCATTCAACACTTCATTTTTTGTACCGGTACCAGCCCCATGAAGTTGGGTCCCAGTTGTTTATTCAAAGTATCATTGTTTTGGGTGGAAAGTACCGGGAGTTCTACCGCTTTGATGCCTCTCCCACATTTGGAGCACATGAAAAGTACAGCCTCTCACTTGTAGAGGACGGTTGGATTACAGAGTTTATAAAACTAGAGCAACTTGAGCCCTTGCTTTCAGTGTTGAAGCAGTCACAGCACATTGTGCATGACAGTAACTTATAAATAAAAGTTTATTGTATACAGATTACGCAAGATACAGAATCTTGACAGCAATAACGCCTGCCGTCAAACTACCCGTGCCGGTAACTTTAATGTTCAACAGGTTGGAGTCCGCACTCACTGCAAGAACGGGGTTCAGAATAGCAGAAGTCAGGGCCACCGCCACAGTTGGAGTTTGAGTGCTTTGCAGGTTGGTGCTGGAGGTTCCAAAGCCCAGGGTGTAAGTAGCGTTGGCTCCTGTCACTGCGGTGGTGACGTCAATGAGTGACTGAATGACAACCGCTCCCACAGGGATCACAGTGGTAAGAGGGACAGAGTACACCGCACCCCCCGCAGTAGCCGCCAGTCCACCAGTGGGAACTGAAATCACCGCCTGTGAAAGCAAGACCTGGCCATTGGGCACCTTGACTTGCAGGTTTTCACAGTACAGGCCGTTTGTAGCTTGCAAAAAAGTAGAGGTTTCTTCAGACAAAAGTGACATGATGTTTTTTATTATATACACGACACAAAAAATAAATGCTTGCTTACTCACAGGTAGACAACCAAAAACTGGATGGCTCCCGCGGTAATGGGGGCGGCGCTGATAACAACTTTGATTTGAGTAATAAGATCCCCAGCTCTCACGGATGAACTGTTCAAGGTGTTGGCCGTCAGTGTGGCGGTAGTGACTGCGTCATTGTTGGTGTTGACTCCCACACTGATACTAGCAGCGCCCACAATGCCAGCAGGAATAATTGCCACCCGGGTGATAGACGAGTCCTGAGGAATGGGCTTGGACAGGGTCAACAGGATGGGCGTGGCACTGACGGCACCTCCGTTGTTGGCAAAACTATAGTTGGCAATGGCAACGTTTTGTCTTTCCGGAATTTGCTGCCCCCCCTGCACATCTCCAGCTTCCACAGTTTGAGCTTCACCAAAGTTCACAAAATTTTCAGAGACAAGTGACATGACAGTTTTTTTTTATTATAGTCGACTAAAAAAAATTGATTTTACAGGACATACAGAACGGAAATGATCATTGCCCCTGCGGTGGCATTAGCCACTCCAAACTGCAGGGACACGGTGCTGGCGTCTGCCGTGAGCTTCAATGCCGGCGTAGACACGGTAGCAGTTGTCTGATTCACCTGGACTGGGTTGGCACCAACATTCCAGGGAGCACTTGTAATAGCGGTAGCAGCAACAGAAGTTTGGTTGCCCACCTTGAACAACAGAGTGGCGCCAGTCCCTGCAATGGCGGTGGTGATGTCAAACAGGACGCCGTACACAATGGCCCCCGCGGGAATAACAGCAGACAGGTTTAACACCACGGGAGTAACAGTGGCAAAAGAGCCGCCGCCATTCACAGCAAAATCCCACACCGCATTAGCCGTGTAGGTGTTGGAAACCCCATTAATCAACCCAGGAAACACGGGTTCTACCACTTGTTCAGCCGCAAGAATAGTGTCTACAGACTCTGAAATGAGGGACATGACTTGTTTTTTTGTTATTACCATGTGAAAAAAGTTGTGCTGTGTTTGGTTGGAACCCAACAAAAAAAATTGATTCACTTTTTTTTTGTGTCACTATCCAACTAAATGACGTCTCCCAGAGTACGCATTGGCAAAATTAACAGCGTGGACTTTGCGCTGTTTTCACCGCAGCAAATCAAGAAGCTGTCTGTTGTTCATGTCACAGAAACCAGTCCGTACATGAGGAATTTTCCACGGGCCAACGGTGTGAATGACTTGCGCATGGGTACCACGGACCGGCGGTTCCACTGCAGCACCTGTAAAAATGATATCATTAAATGCAGTGGTCACATGGGGCACATTGAGTTGTCAGAGCCAGTGTATCACACCGGGTTTTTTCCCACGGTCATCAAGTTGTTACGCTGTGTCTGTTTCCTGTGTTCCAAAATCAAAGTGCCGGTAGAAGACCTGGGTGAGTTTTGTGAAATGTACGGCTCTGACCGGCTGAACAGCATCAGCAAGTTTTTGACCACCAAGCTGACCTGTGTGCACTGCCAGGGGCCGCAGCCGTTGTACAAGCGTGTGGGCTTGAACATTACCGTGTCTTTTAAACCCAAGCAACTAGAGGCGTTTGAGTCACCGGAGGAGGCAGCTTTCTGTACACGGCCCTTTACCTCCAAAGTGGCACGGTCTGTTCTCCGTCACGTGTCCAATGAAGACTGCCTTACCCTGGGGCTGAACCCGGTGCTCACACGCCCAGAGTGGATGATTTTGACAGTGTTGATTGTGCCGCCGCCTATAATACGACCCAGCATCATGGCCTCTGACGGGTCCAAGATCCGGGGGCAGGATGATTTGACCACCAAGCTGCAAGAGATTATTAAAGTCAACAACTCTTTGAGGACAGCGTCCACTGACAAGGACCGTCAAAACTTGTGGGACCAGCTGCAGGCGCATGTGGCAATGTTTGTGTACCGGGATGTCAAGGCCATGAGCATTTCTGCCAACAAGGGCACCAAAGTGAACCGGAAGCTGCGCATGATTTTTGACCGGTTCAAGGGTAAGAGGGGGCGCATTCGGGGCAACCTGCAGGGCAAGCGTGTCAACTACTCTGCCCGGTCCGTGGTGTCTCCTGACCCTATTATGGACATTGATTTAGTGGGGGTGCCCCAGGACTTGGCCATGCGCTTGTCCGTGCCGGTGAAAGTGGCGCCTTTCAACTTGGATGCGCTTACCCAGTGTGTGCGCCGCGGGTCAGAGGACCCCAATGGTGCGGCTTGCATTGTGTTGGAGGATCAGACCGTGATTGACTTGAAGCTCATGAAGGACACGTCTCAAATCAAGCTGGAGGTGGGCTGGACGGTGGAACGTTTTTTACAAAACGGAGACTGGGTGATGTTCAACCGTCAGCCTTCCCTGCACAAAATGTCAATCATGGCACACAAGGTAAAGATCATCCCTGGCAAGTCATTCAGGCTGTCTCTTTGCAACACCACGCCCTACAATGCTGATTTTGATGGCGATGAAATGAATGTGCATGCTTTAAGGACACTGCCGGCAACTGCGGAGCTGGAGGGCATCATGGCGGTGAAGCACCAGATTATTAGCCCTCAGAGTAACAAGCCCATCATTGGTCTAGTCATTGACTCGGTGGTGTCTGGTTACCTGATGACCCGACGGGACTCTTTTTTTACCAAGGATGAAGCCTGTCAGCTGGTCATGGGCATTCATTACGCACAGAGGGCGTTCCTGCCGTCTGGGCAAGCTGTGGAGCCTGGTCACCCTTTAGGGACGCCGTTGCCACTACCTGCCATTCTCAAACCTCAGCCGCTGTGGACGGGGAAGCAACTGTTTTCCTTGATTTTCCCCAAGCTGCGTGTGAGCCGGCAGGTCAATGACCCCGTGGACTACACGTACAACAAGTTTTTGGAAGACGGTGAGGGCTTTGTGCAAGTGTCCTGTGGGGAGCTGCTGTGTGGTGCGCTGTGTAAAAAAATGTTGGGCACGTCTAGCGGCGGGCTAATCCACGTGATTTACAATGACTTTGGACCTGATGCGGCGGTGAATTTCATTTCTGATGCCCAAAGAATACTGGTGAACTACATGGTGCGGCGGGGCTTCTCCGTGGGCATTGGGGACTGCTTGATTGGCTCAGAGCCCGAGGGGAGTATCACCAAGTTGTTGACCCAGACCAAGGAGTCTGCGGAGCAGCAGAGCTTACACGATGATGACGGCCAGGCAGAGGCGTTGAACACCAAGCTGTTCCAGGGTATACTGACCAACACGTTCTCACTGGTGCAGCCCACGCTTCAAAAGCACAACGCGTTACTGTCCATGAGCCGTTCAGGTGCCAAGGGCTCTGCTATCAACATTGCTCAAATCTGTGGCTGTGTGGGGCAGCAGTCCATTGGAGGGCGCCGGGTGCAGCCCGGGAGGAACGGGCGCACTTTGTCATCTTTTTTGCCACGGGACATGGCCTCACAGGCCCGAGGGTTTGTGGAGAACTCTTACATCACCGGTTTAAATGCGGAGGAGTATTTTTTTCATGCCATGGGTGGGCGTGAAGGCTTGGTGGACACGGCCGTGAAAACGGCGTCCACTGGGTACATTCAGCGGCGGATGATGAAGGCCATGGAGTCCTTGAAAGTGGCGTATGACAACACGGTGCGTGATGCACGCAACAAGATTATTCAGTTTGCGTATGGAGGCAACTCATTTGACGCCGCCCGTGTGGAGCGCATAGGCATGAAGTTGATTTTACGGAGTGACCGGGAGATTCAAGAGTTTTACACGCTGTCTGTGGATCAAGTGGCAGCTGTACTTGGTGCGGGCACCCTCACTTTGTCAGACAGAGCCCGGCTGCACCATGAGTTGACAGTGGAGGTGCAGGCTATTATGGTGGGGCGTGATGTGGTGCGTGCAGGGCGGTCCAAGCTGTCAGTGGAAATGACAGACACGGTGTACTTGCCGGTGAACATGCAGCGTTTATACGAGCGGAGTTTGGATCACTGGTTACCCAGCAGTGCGGTGGTGCACCCGTTGTACGTGGTGTCTCGGCGGAACCAGTTGTACAGTGAGATTGTGTCCCTCTACGGCGCACATGAGAGTGCGGTGCTCCGTGCTTACTTGAGGAGCACGTTTTCACTGAAGGACATTTACTTTGGGCCGCTGTCTGTGCCGCTGTCCACATCCGCGTTTGACTGGATGTGTGACGTGATTCTCAAAACGTGTGTGCGTGCTCATGTGGTACCCGGTGAGATGGTGGGGGCGGTGGGTGCGTCCTCTATTGGTGAGCCCACCACACAAATGACCCTGAACACGTTCCACTACTCGGGTGTGGCGTCCAAGGATGTGACACTGGGCATGCCACGGCTGAAGGAGTTGATTGATGCCGTGCCCAGCATTCGGACGCCGTCCATGACCATACGCTTCCCGCCGCATGTGTCTGCAGCCCACCCGGCAAGCAAGGAGTGGGTGAACCTGTTTGCCATGTCTCTAGAGTGTGTGCGCTTGAATCAAGTGGTGGATGACATGACAATTGTACTAGAGCCGGAACCCAGTCAGGACGTCAAACCCGATGACGCCTTTGCTCTGTACTGCTACAACATGCTGCACCCCAGCTCAGCGGCCCCGTCAGACAGTGTCTTGCGCTACACACTGAACAAGGCCAAGTTGCAGAAGCACCGGTTGCTGCCGTTTCATGTGGCTCGTGCCATTCAAAATTACTTGGGGGACAAGGTGGAGGTGGTGTATGCGGATGCCCTGTTTTCAGAGTGGTTCTTACGGTTGCGTTTCAAAGGTTTGCTCAAGACGTCAGAGGAGCTGTATGCCGTGGCAATCAAGGAGGTGCATGACCACATGATGGAGTGTCTGACGGTGCATGGGCATGAGGCGGTGTCCCGAGTCATCCTGCATGAGGAGCGTCAGAGTAGTGTGCAGTCCCCTGGGCAGGAGGTGGTGAGCAGCCAGCAGTGGATTGTGGACACCCAGGGCTCCTGTCTTCAAGATGTGTTGAACATGAAGGGCGTGGACTTTCGGCGGTGTGTGTCCAATGATGTGAATGAGGTGACTCAGGTGTTGGGTATTGAAGCGGGGGCACAGATGTTGAAAATGGAGATTACCAGTGTGTTATCCTTTGATGGGACGTATGTGAACGAGCACAACATTAAGTTGCTGGTGGACACAATGACACATGAGGGCACGCTGCAGCCCATGACCCGGCATGGCATTACCAAGGTGAACGGTGGCACGTTTCAACGGGCGTCCTTTGAGGAGACTATGGAAGTGTTTTTGGAGGCGGCGGCGTTTGCGTCCACTGACTTGGTGTCTGGTGTGACTGAGAACATTATGTTGGGTAAACTTGCGCCCGTGGGGACAGCGGCGTTTGACTTGGTGTGCCCTGCATCAGCTTTGGGGTCCTCCCTGTGTGGCTCTGCGTCGGATGTGCAACAGTTTGTGCCCAAGTCCAAACGTGTCAAGCCCCTGTTTTGTGACACCTTTGTTGAAAAAAAACCAGGGTCTCTCAGTGTTGTGACTGGACCGTTGACAGTGGCTCCCTTGGATATGGATGAAGACAGTAATGAATCTTTGTCTAAAGCTACATTGGCGTCACTTGAACAGACTTTGATTGCCAATACACCCCAACCCTATCGCCCCTCCTCTCCCATGAATTTTACAAACGTTGCCTCCTTAGCGTACCGGCCGTCATCCCCTCAGTTTAAATAAAAAAAAAGGGTGTGTTTATTTATATTTTTGTAAAAACATTGCCTTTTATTCGCAGCCACAGCAGCTGTCCACCTTGGGCTTGTACCCAGTCTGAGTGATTTGGTTGTTAATGACAGTGAAGCCAGTGGGAGCCCGGAAGGCGCCGGTGAGCAAACTGGTGCATTGTTTGGTGCCGGGCAGCTGAATGTGGCCGTAGGGGCAGTTGCCGCTGGTGTACAGCGCCGCGTTTTGCAGAATGGAAGCGTTGGGCTGATAGTTGGTGCACTGGCCCTTGTCGTCCAGACCAAAACCGCACTGAGGGCAGTACGGCTTGGGGAACAGGGAGGAGTAAGAGAAGTTGTACATGGACGGAGGCACCACAGAAGCAGGTGATTTCTCAAAGCACGACATTATTTTTTTAATTACAACGTCAATATTTTATTTTTTCTGAAAGCGCTTCTTGTGTTGACCTAGTGCAAAGATTGTACAAAACTGTTCAACTGTCATTTGGTTAGACAGGACAGAGTTAATTTTTAACGTGTTGTTCCCAGCCATCTCCCTGATCTCGTTCAGCAGCTGTCTAATTTGTGCCACCGTCATCCACTCTATACCGGGTACAGATTCCTTTTTTCCAGCAGCCTTTTTTTCCTCTGGGGCTGCTCCTGCTACTGCTCCCGTTGGTGCTGCTGCCTCTGGGACTAGAGGTGCTGGTGGCTGTTGTTGTTTTTTGGAGGCCGTCTTTTTCTGCCTTTGAGCCATGTTTTGAGTGTGGTGAAACATTATTTTTTGCAAAAACCAGGCATTTAACTAGTGCCGCTACTTTGGGGTCCACTTCTTCAAGGCAGTAAGCCAGCGTGTCTAGGGTTCTTTTTTTTTGAAGCACTGACATGAACATCCAGGTGATGGTGTGAAACAGGCTCTGGTAGTACTCAATGAGCTCCTGAAAAGTGTCTTGATAAAAACGTTGAAAGGAGGTGATGGCATGTTTGGTGTACAAAGCAGGGGCAGCAAACCAGACATGAGCTGTTTTTTGTAACGGGAACCACGTGATTTTACAGCTAGTGACTAAAGTGTCGGTGCTGCTGCCACCACCACCACCACCACCACGCCGTTGTTTCAAGTACGCATCAAACTCAACCTTGGTTTCACCACAGGTCTGACAGGCAATAGAGACTAGAGACATTTTTTTTCCTTTTTTTGTTTTTGCTGCCGTTAACAAAAGTGACTGAATAATTTTTAAATAAAAATGGGAGGACTACTACTTTTATTTTTTTTTGTCATCTACAGGGCCAACAATACTCGTCAATCCAGCCCAGAGAGCACAAGTCACACTTGGTTGCCAGGTTACCACACTGCCGAAAAAAGTAGCAGGGTCTACAAAATCCACGGCCACACTGACACTTGGGTATCCCCGTTTGAACCATTTGAGCGTAGCAGGGTTTGCAGTAGGCATAGTTCTTTTTTTTATCAGCTTGAAACCTTAGAGGCTTGGAGCACCTGTGGCACTCTGTTGCCATTTGTTTTTTTCTATTTGTTGTATAGTTTTTAGGTACAGTTCCCTGGGGATGGGGGGTAACTCTAACGCATCCTGTAACAATAACAACGCCGCATTAGAACGAAGCACCCCAGCTTGATACAAGCAACCGGTTTTACAGCTGTCACAGTTTTCAAGAAAACACAAGTCATTGCACTGCAACGTAGCAAGTCTGGACGCTCTGGTCTCCAAGTTTTGAATAGCAGCTTGCATGTTTTTTATTTTTACTCTAATGTAAAAAACTTGTAGTAGGTGGCAGCAACCTCTTGCAAATTGGGAGTTGTGAAATCAGCCAGTGCCGTGTAAACAGCTCCTTCTTCTTTTGTAGAGGCTGCAGCTGCAGGTGCAGGTGCAGCTTCAGGCACAGGCGGGGGTGGCGGGTTCACAAACGACAGGCCGCTGTTCTTTTTCTTGCTGGGTTGTGGAGGTCCAAACACTTTTTGCAGCAACACCCCTGCCGGTTCATCATTTACAACCAAGGGACGCTGCTTGGGGCTGTTTTTTCCATGGGCACCCAAAGCCGTAAAGTACAACACCTCCATAAACTGTTTCATGTTCCTATTTTTTTTGCACAAGCTGTGGAATGTTGGAGTAATAAACTTGGACAGCAACACTTGGGTGTCATAGGAACGCTTGCCCTCAAACTGTGCATCCCAGTAGCCATAAGTGGACGGTTTGTCATTAAAGTGGTCCAAGTCAACACGCTGCATCCGTCGTCCGCCCACCGTCACACTGGCAAACCCCATGTCCGTCAGCTTCACCAGGTACCCTACGTTGGGAACATAAAAGGTCACACCCTCAACATTGTAGACAAAGTGAGTAGCCGACTTTAGGTGCTGCCCACGGAAAATCATGTCATCTGTGATGCGCACAAGTGCAACATTTTGATCATGCAAGTCATGGTGTTTAAACTGCAGCACGGTTTGAAGGACGTGCAGAGCGTGCAGCGCTTGAAAGATGATGGCACCCATGCGCTCTAGAGTCCACCACGTCTTTTTCCGTCCTGCAAACTCATCCAGGTCGTAATCAAATTTTTCCATGCACATGGACGCGCCGTCACGTGGGTGGTAGTACAGCTGATGAACATGCAGCAAGTGAGGTGTGACCGAGTTGGTGAGGAGATGTTGCACCACTGCATTGACCATGAGCTCATTTAAAGCGTTGTCAGAGTAGATGCCAGACTCAGTCACTGCAATTTGTGAGATGGTCACTTCACTCTCTTTTTTTCCAGCCTCATCCAGTGCATCATAAATGTCTTGCGGCGTCTCTGCAAAAAAGCATTCACGGGGTATGAACTCACCGGTTTTACTACTCAAGACCGATGTTTGGGGTTCAATGAGTTTTAAAATTTGTTCACGTTTTCCAAACAGAGTTTGAATCCTTTCATCATCATCCAGTTCATACAGCTTGGCATCAGACCCTGAACACAACCGGACACGGTCACTCCGGCGGGGCACACGCTCCCATTTCACCCCTGTCAGCTCTAACAGTTTGACCACTCTAGGATCTTGCTTACTTTCCGTCATTTTATTTTTTTGACACGAGTTTTATTTGTTTTTTTTTATAAAGTTACTTTACACACCTAAACGCTTTTTTTGGGGGGGGGAAGGGAAGGGACCCAAAAGTGTTTTCAGTGGCGTAACAGAGGTATAGAAACCCGTCTTCATCCTTGTGTTTTTCATAGAGCACGCTCATCAGTTCTGAAGTGGGAGGTATGTTGTTTTTACAGTACATGAACAACGCTTCTCTTTCATTCAACCGAATTCTTCTTCTAATCACAAATGCAAACTCTCCCAGAGTAGTGTCCTTGGGCACCAAGTATTTGTTTTTGTCAATGTTGGGAGCGTTGGTGGAGCCGTGGTATTTCTCTAGGATGACTGGCACTCTCTCTGGAAACTTGATTAGGATCCGGGTGGACTGCTCCTTCCTCAAGTAAAGGGGATGTTGTTTAAAGGTTTGAAACATGTTTTTGTTTATTTTCACATTTAGAACAAAATAATGTCTTCAGCTGTTTCAACACGCGTGACATGGTCAGGTAGGTCAGTGTGCAACTCAGGCCATTCCGTTTGCACGTAGAGCTGAAGGGGCCAGCTGATTTTTCCCCTCACCAAATGCAACAGTTTGACCTGACGTCCTTTCAGACCTGTGAGCTTTTTGGGCTCTGAGTGTTTCCAATGCCACTCAAAGTGAAGGGCGTGTTGCTGTGTTGAAAAGGGTCCCACCAGCATTGCAAGTGACCACGTGCCGCCTGTTCCTGTAGTATACCGAGCTCCGCCTTTAAGCTCACCGTTGTGCTGCCTCAAGCGGCGTTGTAAGTTGTTTGTTATTCCTACGTATGTTTTGCTCGTTTCTATAGATTTTATACAGTAGCACACGTAGGAGTGCATTTTTTGAGGTGTTGTACAAAAAAATTCATTTCAACAATTTTTGGGTAAGAACCATGGAACGAAAAGAAAGTTATTACGCAGATGCCAGACCGGCTGATATCTTAGAGGGTTTGTTTGACTTGGGCTTGGAAACACCAGTTATGCCAGCGCAGTTACAGTACCGGTTGCAGCAACAGGCTTCTACTATTTTTGATTTAGTGAGAAGGATGGATCAATATGACAGTGGGCCTGAGGACCAGTTGTTGTTTGATGAAGAGTTAAATTATGAATTGGCCAAGTTCAACTCTTTGAGGCGTGAGATTCAAGAAGTCCGTGTTTTACAACAGTTGGCATATGTTGCACAGGCACAAGCACCTGCACCCGTCCCTATACCTATACGCATGGTTCCAAGACGGAAGTTTGGGGTGAGCCGTGTTACATTTGTTCAAACCATGAATAGCGGCACGTTATCTTTACCTCAAGAGGTGGATGCTGCAGCTTTGGAAAGTGTGAATGGTCAATGTTCTATATGTGCAAGGGACTACAGTGACTCTTTTTCTGATTTTTACAATGGCAACCTAGTTTGTGTATTAACACCCTGCTCTCATGTGTTTCACTTTGATTGCTTGCTAGAATGGTTTAAGCACAAAAACACCTGCCCGCTTTGCCGTGTGCAGTGTCATTAAATTAGAATAAAACCTGTAACTTTTACTACGTCTGGTAAGTTCTTGTAAGTGACCAAGTGAGTGACAAGTTCAGACAAGTTTTTTAACAAGTGAGGTAATGTACTCTTTTTTTTTGGAAGCGGGGGCTAGATGATACCAAAAAAACTGTTCCGCTGGCAAAGTGTCTATCATTTGTTGAACCATTTCATAATAAGAGCCATCCCTTTGAACCTGCTTTGGTTCAAAATCAAAGGATATAAACCGTCTTTTTTTTACCAGTTCTTCCATTGTTTTTATTTTTAAAATAAACAATTTTTCACAAAATCACTCTCCAACAATGAAAGTTTTTGCTTTTATTAACTACACCTTTAATGGATCGGAATACCCTGGCATAACTTACGTGGACTCTTGGACAAAAACTGAAGTGGAGTTTAACGAGTATTTGCAGCTGGTGCAACTTCACCCTGTAACTTTTACTACGTCTGGTCAGTTCCTGTATGAACAAGTGACAAGTTCAGACCAGTTTTTTAACGGCTTGTACATGGACGTTATTGATCAAAAGCATTACATGATTTGCTTGCTCAATACCAAATAAACCTCTGCTTTTGCACACCCAACAAAGTTTTTGTGTTAATAAGTTGTTTTTTTTAATCAACTTGGAAGCACACTAATAAAATTTGACAAAAAATGCCAATACTTTTTATTTAGACCCTGAACAGTTTCCCGAGACATTTACTTTGACTTACAAGGTGTTGCTGCTGGAACAGGAGTTAAGAAGAACCGTGTCTACTACGCCGGGAATCAGTGGGGGGTCCATTGCGTATTATAACGGCATGGGTGTAAGGGTGCAATGATATAACGTGATATTAATGCAGTGAAAACATAAAATCATATAAACAAATGTCTTTATGGTCTAAAAAAAAGCAACAGTCGTCACGTGTTTTTTTTTTAAAATTTGTTATAGTACGATTGCAACATCCATGGTGGATTTGTCGGCAGGCTTGTCTTGATAACCAAGCTATTTGTTTGGTCACGAGGTACAAAAAACACTTTCCCATTGGGTGCAATCACCGCACCTGTATAATCGTTACTTCCCGACAAACCTGTTATAAGGCTTGTAGTAGCACTGGCAGCAACGGGATCAATAATTAATACATTAGTAACATTGCGGTTTGAACAATATATTTTGCCGTTGGGAGCTAACACTCCGCCATTCCATTTACGGTCGGTGCCTGGCAAGCCCGCTATGGTATTTGTACTAGGTACATCAGGGTCAATGATTAAAACACTGGTAGAGGCACTTGGGACACCATATATCTTACCGTTTGTTCCTAAAACGCTACCAGACCATTTTCTTGCCGTTGTACCCAAACCCGCTAAAGTGGTTGTATCTGCAGTTTTTGCAACCGGATCAATAATTAAGACACTTGCTTCTGCAGCCGGCGCACAGTAAATTTTACCATTTGGTGCTAGAGCTCCACCATTCCATTTACCTCCAAGAACTGACAGACCTGAAATACTAGTTGTATCGGCTGTATTGTTCACTGGATCAATGATCAAAACACTAGTGCTTCCATCGGGTATGCCAAATATTAAACCATTGGGCGCTAAAACACCACCCACCCATTTAAAATCTCCAACAAGTCCTGTTATACTTGTTATATCTGCAGTGTTGCTCTCAGGATTCACAATAAGAACACTTGGATAAGAGAAAGGAATAAAATAAATTTTACCGTTGGGAGCCACCACACCACCAGCCCACTTATTATCATCCGATGGTAGTCCCGATATTGTGGTCGTGTCTAGTGTATTGGTAAGAGGATCTATGATGAGAACACTTGTAGCATTGGTGGGTGCACAATAAATTTTACCATTCGGTGCAAGCACGCCACCAATCCATTTTTGAGTTGGAGTAGCGGGCAGTCCAGTGATTGTGCTTGCGGTGTTTTCTGGAAATGCTTGGAACTGATGGAGTGAGAAAAACGCGGAGGCGCTTACAGCTGCATCCGAACTCATATTACCTTCCACACCTAAGGAGCCGCTTACAACCACATCATTCACCGACACAATGTCCGCCACTAACGTGTCTTGACAAACTATGTTGTTGGCAACCAAAGTGTTCTGGGCTTCAATAACAGTGGCAACCGTTTCAGAAAGAAGGGACATTTTATATATATATATATATATTTCAAAAATAGGATTGCTTGTGGTTTGTGTATGAAAATCTGTGCAGTTGGCCTTGCTGCTACTTTTTCTAATTATCTACAGTCTAAATATGGCTAATACAGGTACTATAACAGTAGATGCAGGATCTTCTAAATACTTTGGTGGTGTCCTTGCTTCTAATGGAAAAATATACGGCATACCCTATAGTAGCACAAAAGTACTAGCTATTGACACTAGTTTACCCATTTATCCAAACTGGATGATTAAAGCTTATTTTAATAAATTGTAAGGTATTTCACAACAACTCTCCTAAACGTACCCCTACTTTGTCACAAAACTCACCAAATTTTTCCACAATGCTTCTCTCTTCATTTTCCTCTTTAGCCTCTGCTTCTGCTTCCAAAGGCCTGGTAATAGCCAAAATGGTGTCCACCGCGGTTTGAAGCGCTCCATGCGCATAGCCCCTTACTGGTTCTAAAAATCTGTCAGGCTCCTCCAACTCATTGATGGCTTTCACATAGTAACTGGGCCTGTGCTTGGAAGCAAAGCCGAAACCGAAATAGTGGACTTGGTAGGGAACGCTTACGTCCACGTGATGAGGTGAGCCTCTTGAAGTAATGATAAAATTCAGAGAGTCACCTGCCGGGCAAATGCCAGCGTCCTCAAGACGCTTCAAATCGGTAATCAAAGGCTCAAAAACCGGAACCCATGAATTGACATTGTAAAATGTGGGATTGATTTCCCTTTCAGAACGGTTAAAACAACAGTTATTCCACCAATTCCTCTGGTCTATCACGTACTCTCCTTCAGCCGGAAAAGAATTAAAATTGGGAGCATACAATGCTGTTAACGTTTTTCCAGTGTCCATGAATTTTAGGGTGCAAATGGATACCAGTAGAGAACAAGCTACGTTGTTGAGAGTCAAATAATTATGAATAATGCATTCCTCATTGCAAATTCTAGGAAAAACCCTTTCAAGCGCTTCACCATCCACCTCATTTGGAAGCAGGACAACTTTGTTTGTGCCAATACATTCATATGCACTTTTAGTTCCGCCGCCTCCAATTTTTTTCATATAACCTTCAAATATAAGTTGTTGATTTTGAAAGATTTGGACGGAAACCATTTGTGTTAACAAAACAAAATGTGAGTTTATTTTGTTTTGAATACGTAATTTTAAAACAATAATTTATTTCATGTTATCTTTGAGTGTTTGTAATTTCTGAATGAAAACTCGTCTTTTTTTTCCTTCTCCTTGCTCTGAGGCATCACTATCAGACTCATCATCATCTTTTTCCTCTATTTCACAGGTCTTTGCCAGCTTCCAAAAGCTAGGGTGACAAAGTTGGAAAGAAGGCAGTTTAGGGGTTGCTTTGTACCAAAAGACGTTGTCTTCAAGTTTGGTTGACCTAGTTCTGTTGTTTAACACCATGGCTCCAAAATCACTTGTTAGCGCATCCATAGTTTGACAAAACGTCTGAAAGTCTGGAATGACTCCAAAAAAGTGTTTCCACAACCGTTCTTTGTTGCTCAGGATGTTTTCCTTGAGGCAAAACACAACATCAACATTCGTTCTCAAATCAGGAGACAAATCACAAAGGTACTGAACGGCATTGATTAAAAAAATGCGACGATGTCGCCCATTCATCATTGTTTGCCTCATTTCAGTTCCTCTTATTGCTTTTTTATCAAACATAACGTCATCCAAGATAACAAATTGTCTTTTGGTTTTTTCCTTCCCCACTTTCTTGACCGATTTTTTTTGAAAGTTAAGCATTCTGTCTAAAACTTGGGGTTTGTAAACATCATGTATTAGGGGGGCTGGAATAAAAGAAGCTAGCCCGTCTGTCCCCTCCACAGAGTCTTCTGTGGGGCAAAAGGCAATACCACAGTGTAAATGTTCTCTCACGTTATACATGATATCTTTTAGTAGAGTGCTTTTCCCTGTGCCTCGTTTTCCAACCAGAAGGACCACAGCATCTGGTGGCATTGATTTCATGTCAAATTTTTGAATTTTGAGCTTCATTCTTTTTTAATTTAAACATGAAAAAAAATGTATTTACTCCTCCTCTTCTCTTTTCCTTTTGACACCTTTTTTTGTGTTGCAAGTTTGGCATTTGAATACACAGTTTCCTTTGATGTGCCCCAGACTGCTGTCTACAACACTAAGTCTGGCTGTGCTTTTTCCTGAAAAAGTCAAGGTGCTGTTACACTGTGAACAACAGCCGTTGTTTGCGTCCAGCAGTTGCTTGAGGTGTTCAACATCAATAAAAGTAGCTTCGTCGTAAACATTGTTTTTTTTGTCCGCTTTTTTCCAATTAAACACAAGAGTTTTCAGTGTAATATCAACTGGATCTTCACAGTCTTTGCACGTTTGTTTTTGACGTCCGTGTTCACAAATACGTGACCCACCGCAATCTTTGCAATAAGCCTTTCTTTTCCCATGTTCACAAATAGCTGACCCACCGCACTCTTTGCAAAAAGCCTTTCCTTTACCGTGCTCACAAATGCCAACTCCTCCGCAATCTTTACAGTAATACTTATTTTTCCCATGTTCACAGAGACCTAAACCACCGCAATCTTTGCAATAAGCCTTTCTTTTCCCATGTTCACAAATAGCTGACCCACCGCACTCTTTGCAATAAGCTTTATTTTTACCGTGCTTACAGATACCTGAACCACCGCACTCTTTGCACCGTCTCCTTTCTTTTCCATGTTCACAAATAGATGAACCACCACACTCTTTACACACTTTTTTGCACTTACCGTGCTCACAAAAGCCAGCCCCTCCACAATCTTTACAATAATACCTGATTTTATTATGCTCACAAATTGAAGAACCTTTGCATTTTTTGCATTCACTTTTTCTTTTTCCATGGTTACATATTGAACTTCCTTTACAATCATTGCACTGACGTTTGATTCTTTCATGTTCACACAAAGCAGACCCTCCACACTCTAAACAAAATTTTCTTTTTTTGTTATGTTTACACTTTGCATTGCTCCATGCGTTTTTTTGAGCTTTGTTGTCTCTGTTTATACAAGTCAAGCATCTTTTTGTAAACCCTTTTTTTGTTTCCTTAAAGTTTTCTGCATTCAACAGCATGGACCTATAACATATGCTACACTTCTGCAATATTTCCCCTTCCATTTTTTTTTGAAAGTTTTTGAAAAAAGGCACAGCCCCATTTTTTTTATGTTAAAACAAACGCTTCCAACCAAATCCTAATCAAATAAATATTGTTGTTAATCAAAAAAAAATGGCAACAACATCTGCACTGGCAGTAGATAGAATCACTTTGTTACCCAGTGACGGCTTTGATTTCAATGTTGAACCAGAGGTGCCAAGAACAGGGTTTGAGCCACAGTTTAGAATGTGTATGCTTGCACTTAAACACATGCTGTTGGTACCTAAAAAGGAGCCGCTTTTGGGAAATGACTACGGCAAAGAAGTGGTGTTAAACACCGTGTTTAGTAAAGTGGGTTCAGATCCAGACAACATTTATTTGGGGCAGGACAATGTTGTGACAGTCAAACATTTGAGAGCGGAAAGGCCTTTGTATACGTTGTATACACCCACTGTTGACGTAAACTTGTTTGATCTGGTGTTTACTTGTTCAACACTGTTGTACTCAAAAGTACTGCAGTCTTTAAACGCCATTCTCTATCAAGGGCGGTTAAATGTTAGAGAGTTCCAGTTGTCACATGTTCATCAAAACACATTGTTGGGATTGTTCACATGTGCTGTTTTACAATTAGCCGCTAACATGTACAAACTAGACATTACGCTCTGGTCTACAAATTCAGAGTTGGGTCCACTGTTCCAGTTGTTTAATGTCAATGGCTTAACAGGTGATGGTAACACAAGTGACATTGTGCGCAAGCTGTATTTAGTGCTGTTTTTAAAGTTTCAGCTCATCATGAATAAGGAAGTCAAGGAGAACTTTATTTTTGATTTTGTTCAATAGACAATAAAAAAGCTTTATGGGATCTGCTTGTAGTAATTTGGCGTTGTTGTCAAACCCGTGTGAAATTGCAGGGTGCTCAAAGCTAGCAGCGTACGTGGCCAAGGGGTCGGCGTCTCCAAGTAATCAGTTTGTTGTCATGCTTCAAGACGGCACTCACTACAACGGCCGACTCATTGAAAAGGTGTTTGTAAAGCTGTTTGTGAATCCCTTTCAACTTGCTTTGGATCAAAACACGGTAGAGTATAAAAACTATGTAAAAAGGTTGCTGCCATCTATAACTGATAAAAACTTGACTGCAAAGATTAACAAAAAAACCATGTACCTGGAGGCGCTTTATTATGAAATGGTTTTGCAAAATTCAGTAATTACCCCCATTGTTACTCAAGGTGTGTGCCCTTTTTTTCCTGTGGCCTACTCTGCAGGGTACAATTGTTTGTACACTGACGTGCAAGCGTTGACAAGTACGTTACAACCCCAAATCATCATGAACACACTCCTTCAAGATGTGGATCACCCTCAAATGACGGCACGTCTAAAGGACGCTCCCATCCTAACCCCAATCTTGTCAAAACTGACATACTGCATGCTGGTATCTGAGTACATTAACGGCGTCAGTTTGCATGACTGGATGCTACAAAAAAACATTTGTCGCTCCGGTACAACTACCACAACTCACATGCCTGACTTTTGGGTTATCATGTTTCAAGTTGCTATTGCCTGCCATGTGATGGAACTAGCAAATGTGTCTCACAATGACCTTCATAGTAAGAACGTGTTGATTGTGGAGCATCCAACCCCTGTAAAGTACTGCTTTCATTTCCCTGGAAACAAGGTGTTAAAGGAGTCTTACTACCGCTTCTCCAGCCGCTATGAAGCCAAGGTATTTGATTTTGACCGCTCCAACTTTAGTCAGTACGTCAACCCTCTCCTTCAAAGTAACACCAACCCGTTTTCAACTGTGGTGACATACTCTAGAGCACCTTGGAAAAGCAAAGACTTTTTTAAACTGGTTGTAAACATTGCAAACAGAGTGTACAGGGGTAAATATGATGTAGGGTTCATCAACGAGGGGTTGCTTTACATTGTTTCCAGCCCAGAGTCCCACAATGAAATTATAAACATGTACAAGGCCAGCCCACAGTTGCAGCGCGTTTTTTACAAGAAAAGGAGTTCCACATTTGTTGCACAATCCGTTGAAAAACCGTTTTTTGACAAGTTGTTCTCCATGTCTCGGATCATCAACGAGTTGTCTATACAAGCAAATATTCAAGTATCAACCCAAGCACCAGGTGTACAAGAATTTGTTTACGTGGTGGACCCCCGGTTTTTTGTTAATAGCCGGGTTATTACACACCAAGTGTATGAAACACTGAATCATATGAACTTGGAACTCGCTGAACAAATATATAATGAGGCACATGTAAAGGAAGAAACAAAGGCAGTGACTGAGCAGCTGTCTAGTGAGACGGTGCATACCCACTTTATAAAGCTGGAGCTGGCACAACAGCAGTACGACCTGTCTCAAATGTCTACAAGCAACTCCAACAAGGTGTTGTTTACAGTCACCAAAAGGTTACAAGATTTGCTGTAAAAAAAAAGAGATGTTGAATAAAAAAATAAATGGGTAGTTTATGCAGTGACTTGGCGGAAGCTGACAATGCGTGTGCCATTCAAAAATGTGCTTCTGGAGAAAAACCTTTCTACGTTGGTCCTTTGTCTTGGATTGTGCCTCTAAAGATGGGAACTCATTACAGAGGTCAACCCGTGGCCAAGGTGTTGGCGGAACTTTGGGTGACCACAAGTTCTGAAGAAAAACAAAAAGCTTTGCTCTTGTTGTCAGCTGTAAAAAGGTGTGTAGAGCAGTCCGTGTGCCCTTTTTTTTCAAACGTGTTCTCAGTTGGCCACAACTGTAGCCTAGAAAATGTAAATACATTGCTGCAACCGGATGATGAAAACCTGTTGTTTTCCAGTAGTACGTCATGGTTACTTGTGTTGCAAGAAAACACGGCTGCGCCCAACATCACACCGTTGTCAGGCTGGATGTCAAGCACAATTGCTCTCACACGTAAAGCGCTAGTCCTTTTACAAGTAGTGTACGCTGCTTTGGTGCTTGAGCTGTCTGCTCTGCCTTACCGTTTAACATTAGAAAATTTGGCTGTTCAGTTAACTCGCTCTGCAAAGTATGCGTTGTTTAGCAGCAAAGAACAGGGCGGTTATTATAATTTTGAGACTGAACTAAAACTCAGGGTGATACGCTATCAAAGTTTGGCACCAGCAAACGCAGAGGCTACAAGCGCCCTAGTTATGGGTTTGGTGCGTCAGCTTTTTCCAGAGGCAGCCAAGACAATACAGACTATGACATTATTGGTTTTGTTTGAAAGAACTGCAACTTGGCTTCAAAAACAGGGGGTAGTACGTTTCACAAGAAAACCTCGCCCAGGGTTTCCAGTATTTGGTGTCCGAGCTGCTTTTTTTGTAAAACAAAACCTACAGCCGTTTGTGATAAACTATGAACCCAAACTGTCTGCAGAGTTGTCTGCCACTGTAAAAAGGGTTGACGAGACTCTGGACTCTTTAAGTGAACGCCTGTCTCAAAAAAAAGTAGAGAGCCTTGCTCTAAAGCGCCAGCAAAAAAAAGTTCAGGCGGCTTTACAAAACAAAGCATCTAGTGTTACAAACGTTTAGTTGAGGGTTGTTGTTTTGGTGACAGTTGTGCTCCCTCTAGAGTTGGTGGCTCTTATTGTAACACTGTACGTTTTGACTGGGTTCCTCACACTGCTACTGGTGCCGTCACCAAAGTTCCACAACCAGGTTGTAAACACGGATGTTGGCGCTGTAGGCGCTGTAGGCGCAGCAGTGACTGTCACCGTTTTTGACGAGGTGCTGGTCCCACCAGAAAAAATGGTATAGGTTGCGGCAACTGTGTAAGTAACAGATTCAGGTTGTTGCAGCGCACGTTTCCAAAGTTCCAAGCGTACGTGGTGGGTAAGCCGTTCACAGTGGCCGCCAAGTTAGCGGCGGCGGCGCTGAAGCAAGAGTGTGGGGACGCGGAGCTGAGCGTGGCGGGCACGCTGGCGGCGCTGCACTTTGTTGGTTGTGAAAGCAGACACGGGTGTTGGTGTTGGGGCCAATGCAGTCACTGTTTTTTGAGTGGTGGTAGAGCCGTACAAATTCGTGACTGTCAAACTAAGAGTGTATGTGCCGGCAACGCTGTACAACACAGTTGGATTTTGTAAATTACTACTGGGTGAACCGTTACCAAAGTCCCATGCCCATGCCGTGGGGCTCCCCGTGGAGGTATCCGTGCAGTTGACGGCAAAGGGTACAGTCCCACTCAGCACATTAGTAGTGAATGAACAAACTGGATACTCTTCAAAGTAAAGCAAGTAATTCCCCAAAGCAGTTTTGGGAGAGCCCAGGCCGGTGGTATAATCCCAACCCGCTGCTGCATTGTACCCAAAGTTTCCACCCAAGGTAATGTCTTGGAACACAGACAAGGGAGCACTATAAAATGTTGGGTGAATAAACCCCAACACAGGTTTTCCAAGTGCAACACGTTTTTGGTTCACCCGTGCTGTAAATGCGGCCAGCAAAGGTGCTACGGCGCTAGTGCCTCCAATGGCGTAGTAAGAAGGACCTCTTCGTATGATATAGCCTGAGGTGGGGTCTGCATTGGCGGCTACATCAGGTGCACCACGGAAACTGTTGGTACTTAAAAGAGGCACCGCGTTTTGATAACTGGGTTTTGTGAACAGAACACTAGAGCCTCCACCAGTGGCTGATGTAGTTGAGGTCCCCCAAACAGTTTCACTGGTAATAACACCTCCAGACGTTAGAATTTTGGTGCCACCACAGCACACACTGTACGGGCTAGACCCTGGAAAGTCCACATTTAAACCTGGTTTGCCGTCCGAGGCACCGTTGTCACCGGCAGCACAAAACACGGTAATGCCCTTACTAGCAGCGTCTTGAAACACCTCGTTTAACGCGTTTCGCGCAGTTGAAGTCCAGTACGTCTCTGTTTGTCCCCAACTTATGGAAATGATGTTGCAGTTGTCATTGACAGCAGCTTGTACAGCAGCCACAAAGTTACCAAAGGTGTTGGGAGCAAAGTAAATGCGAATAGCAGCTCCAGGTGCCACGGCTCCCACAACATCCAAGTCCAAACAGACTTCAAAGCTTTCATCTAGTTGAGACGGGTCATTTACACCGCCGTTTACAAGTACGTCTGTCACCGTGGGTACCTTGGTGACCCCCACGTACGTTAAGTAGGCATGAAAGTCTGACAGTGTGTAGCCTCCTCCAAACTGAACAATACCAACAGTTTGTCCGGTGCCGTCTGCATCATTTGGAAAGCCGTACAGCGTAGCCAGTTCAACCGGAGTGTAGTACGGGCCGTTAATGTTATTTAGAGGTTTGACGTCGTTGTCATGGTTTAAAGGAAGCAAGTGCTCACCGTGGACACAGCAGTACGAGTGAATCATGAGAGGGTTTTTTAATTGTTCAATATTTTTTCAGTTTCTATTTTGGAAAAAATAAATGACCAAGTTGTCTGAGCGTTTATTGTCAGTGGAACCAAAGCGGCTTCAAGGTTTAAAACACCACCACCACCACCACCACTGGGCGGGGTCTCTGTATGCAGCTGATTCTGAGAGCGGCGGCGGCGGCAGTAGTACGAGCGGCAGCAGCAGTGAATCAGTCAGTGAATCAACCTCCCTCAAATCGTTGCCCTTGTATTACAACAGCAGCCCAACACAAACCAAAAGCAAAAGAAGCAAAGCAGATGCAGAGAATTACAGTGAAGTGAACGTTGAAGTGCTAACTACTTGGAAAGAAGTACTGTGCTTGGCTGCCTTTGGCTCTGCCATCATTATAGCTATTATTTGTCTTGGTTTAAAATTGGTGTAATAAAGATTTTTATGTTTATGGGAAAGAAAAAACTCTGTGTATGAAAACGTATAAGCTTAAACATTATTTTGTGGTCATAGACTTTGAGGCAACATGCAAAGACGGTGATGTCATGACACCACAGGAAATCATTCAGTTTCCAGCGGTTTTGGTGGACGGTTTTACATTTCAAGTTGTAGACACCTTTAACCGGTTTGTCAAACCATTTCACAGCCCGGTGCTGACTGACTTTTGCAAGTCTTTAACAGGCATTACTCAGGAGGAGGTAGACGCGGGTGTGCCGTTTACACGGGCTCTGGCCCAGTTTCAAGAGTGGTTACAGTCTCATGGGTTGTACCACAACTTTACAGTGATTACTTGGGGCAACTGGGACTTGATGTGCATGCTACCTGCTCAGTGTGACTTGTCCAAGATTACAGTGCCGTGGTGCCTACGGACTTGGTGCAACCTAAAGCACGTGGTGAACCGGGTGATAGGTATTCATCCCAAAGTCACATGCAAAGAAGTGGTGACTGAGTACTTTAAGCTGCCATGGACGGGGACAGCACACAATGGACTACATGACTCTTTAAATGTAGCACAGCTCCTGCCCTACTTTGCAAGAGTTGGTAGCCCGATGTTGCCGCTCACTCATTTGACAAACTACGGACGACGGCGGTGGAAGTATATCCAAGACACCTTTTGGACTCATAAAAAACCAGTTTTGTACTTTTTTTTTTTGTTATTATGCAGGCGGCATGTACCGGGCCATGCGTGCCTCAATGTAGCGTTTGACCTTGGTGCCTGCCTGAAAGTAGCACGTGTCTTGTAGTCTTTTGCCAGCACAAAAAATCACTCTGTCCACCAAATGTTCTGCATATTTTTTGATTTGGGAGCGTGACGGGTTTTTAAGCAAAAAAGCTTTCATGGACCGACGCACCAAGTTGAGACAGTTTTGAAACTCGGGCAGAGTCTCAAATCCTTGGCACAGTACAGGGTGACGGGCAAAAGTACGCTGCAGCTTGTTGTCAAACTTCCGAAAGTACTTGTGTGTGCTTTCAACACTTGGCTCCCGGCGGTAGTGACCCTTTCTCCAAACGTAGCCAACAGGGCAACTGTTGTTTTGTACTTTAACTCCTGGTTTGTACATGCAGTGGCCGGGGACCCAGCGTTGCTTTTGTTGCACTTGCTCTTGTGAGGACATGACTCGTTTTTTTTGTTTTCAATTACTTTATTTTATTACTCCTTTACATGTTGGCAGTGGACAGGTAGCCCCCGGCAGAGGCGCTGATACCACGGTTGTTACGCACCCACTCCTCAAAGCTATTGAGCTTGCTGGCACGGGTGTCCACTAACTGCTTTTGCATTTCCGACACCACACTGGGGACACTGAGCTTGTTGGTGACATAGTCCGCCACCAGGATGCGGATTTGGTCCTTGTCCCCGTTGCAGCCACTCAGTGCCTTGACAACACACTCTGTCCCAATTTGAATTTTGCGTTGAATGAGCTGCAACGTCTTTTCAGAGGGGTAAGCGTCCACCTCGTACTCCTTGTTCCGCTTAATATGCTCCTCCACAGGGTCAATAAACTTGGTGAGGCATACATTCATGGCCGCGGCAATGTCAGAGTCACTGCACTGGCGCAGCATCTGTCGGGCAACAACCCCTTTAATTTCACTCTTCATACCCTTTTCAATATTTTTAAGAGTCTTTTTAGTGACCTTGACCTGGCGGTCATACCCCTCACGCCAAGTTTCACCCTTGCGGCAGTGACGCTGGTTGTGAGACTTTTGGCCGCGAGGAAGACGCACGCATCGCCCAGGAATGTGAATAGTTGACATGGCTTGTTTTTTATGTTAAAGCAATACTTTTTTTTTTGGAGACGAGTGCACACATGAAAAAATGCAAAAGTGTGTATTTTTTTTTTCAAATAAACTCAGACATGTGTTTTTTTTTCAAATAAACTCAGACATGTGTTTTTTTTTCAAATAAACTCAGACATGTGTTTTTTTTTCAAATAAACTCAAACTCCTCCTCCGTGTTTGGACTTGGTGCCGCTACCTGCTCTGCAACGGCAGCACTGGTATTCACTTCTTCTTTTTTGGGTGGAGCTTTTGTCTGCATTGTTGGACAATAAAACAAGTCATTCCCACGCTGAAGCAGCAAGTTGACTGCGTCTTGAAGGTCTGTCACTTGAACAACATTTGATGACATGGTTTTGCGTTTAAAGGTATGGCAGTGACTTTGTTTTTATTTTTTGTGACAGAGTTTTTAAAAAAATGACTAACGAGGCGTTTTTGTTCTTCGTCACTTTCATTGGGTTTTTTCTAGCCCTGGTCATTGTCATTGTGATTGACGTGTATTACGCCTGGTGTATTAAAAAAAACACAGCTTTTCTTCGGGAACAGAAGGAGCGTGAACAACAGGAGCAGCCGGTTGTCATTAGGAGCCGCATTTTGTTTACTCGCAACTTTATATCCAGCGGCACCAACGGTTCCAACTCGGATGTAACAGATGCACTGCTGGACTACATTTCCAACATTGACACGGTAGACCAGCTCAAGTACACTTCCTTTTATGTCATGAACACGGAGGAGGAGTTTGTGATTGATGAGGACAAGGGCATCACCGGCATTGTCAACAAGTTGGTTGTGGATGACAGCACCGGGTCCATCAAACTGCTATCCTTTTACTTACAGAGTACACGGTTGAGTATCACAGAGCTTAGAGAGTGGGTGACCGAGGTACACAGTGAGTACACCATCAACAAAAACAATGAGCTTGGTTCACGGCGCTACTACTTTAATCAGCTGCCTGACAAACAGCAGAGGGGTGAAAAAAAGTTGAACCTCAGTTTTGACATGACCCCGTTTGAGACCACTAAAACGTTGGACAATTTGTATGGAGATCACATTGACAAGGTTCAAAACCGGATTGAGCTGTTTCAAAACAAGGCCTGGTATCAACGCAACGGCGTGCCTCACACGTTAGGTATTTTGTTACATGGTGACCCTGGGTGTGGCAAGACGTCACTCATTAAGGCCATTGCCAATGACACAAACCGGCATGTGTTTAACATACGCCTGTCTGACACCTTGACCAAGGAGCAGTTAAACAGCCTGTTTTTTGATCCCAAAGTGCACCTGCGGAACAAGGAAAACAACACGGAGCAGGTGATCACCATTCCTCTGAATCAACGCCTGTATGTCTTAGAGGATGTGGACTGTGCAGAGAATACCGTGTTTTCTAGGGCGTACCTTCAACAGCCCCCTCAGCCTACTCACGCCGGTGGTGGTGCCAAGTCTTACCCAGAGACAATGTTTGGAGAACGGGAGCTGGACATGATCAAGGAGCAGATTAACAAGGAAAAGGAAGAACGCATTGACTTGGCTTTTTTACTTAACATACTGGATGGCGTGTTGGAAACGCCGCAGCGTTTAATTATCATGACCACCAACTACCCTAACAAACTAGATGCTGCACTCTTACGTCCAGGGCGTATTGATCTCATCCTGGAGTTTAAGCGGTGTTCCATAGAAATGCTGCTGACCATGGTTCAAAATTTTTATGATGATGAAGTGGACACAAGTCGTTTGTTGGACATTAGTTTAAATGAAGTGCTGACTCCGGCAGAGGTACAAGAGGTGTTGTGTAACTTTATTGATGACGCAGAGGGAGCGGTGCAACAAATTAAAAAACTAGCGTCTTCTAAAAGACCAAGAAACATTAGAGCGGCTTCACCACCACCTGCATCTGCACCTGCATCTGCACCTGCATCTGCACCTGCACCGGCATCTGCACCTGCACCTCCGTCCCCCATCCCACCACCTCCACCTCCACCTGCTGAACCTTTACCTGTACTTGAACCCCTTTTGTGGCCTGTGTGCAAAGAAACCAAGGTATGCAGTGGTGCCACTTGTTTAGACAGTAGTGTTCTCAGTGAAGGAGGAGGTGACAAGACGGTGGAAAATCAGTACATGCCGGCAGTAGACAGCGCCCCTGCACCCAAAGGTAAGCCTCCTTCCTGGTTACAGTATCACATGTAAAAAGTAAGCCCCGAAAAAATAAAGTGGTAAAAAATAAACACTATGTCAAAAAAAACTTGGGTTGTGGTACTTGTAGTTGTCTTACTGCTGGCTGTGTTAGGCACCGTCATTGGTTTTACATTTTCTTCTTCAAATGCTATAGACAGGGATCTGAATTACAAAGCCGTCCAAACATTTCCGCCACTCTCTAAATTTGCGTCTAAACTAAACACCATGTACAAAGAGTACGACAACGGGCAGCTGCCTTTAACTGTGCCCATGACATGGGATGAGGAAGAAGGGGGCTACATGATTAGCATTTCTGTGAACGGGTCTTGGATTGAGCTGGTGTTTGACAGCGGCTCCTCTCACTTGTCTGCCAAGGGGGTAAACTGTGAATGGAAACAGTGTGATGCTCAAGGTTGCACCGTCCAAAGCTGCCCCAAAACATCTTCCTTTGTACCACGGGGGCCACAAGTGTCTTTAAACAAAAAGAGCAGCACGCAGTTGGAGTACGGCTCTCAAAAGTCCTTGGTCACACATCACATTGAGCCGTTTTCATTGCTAGAGCTGCGTCCGAATTGTGCAGATTTTATTAGAGCAGGAAACTTTAGGAGTGTACCCGAGTTTTTACAGCAGCTTTACAGCACGCCTGTGCCAACGGTTCAGTTTGGGCCCACACTGTTGTACAACATTTTTTCAATTGAAGGGTCTACCACCTCCAACATCTTTGGAATGGCACAGGACAGTGAAGGCAAGAAGCAGTCTGTTGTGGATGCCCTGTTTCCTAAAGGCTCAGCATCAGCCACACCTCAAGTCTGGTCTGTGGCATGCAAACCGGAGCATGCCCTGTTTTCACTGGGCGCTCTGCGGTGTTACGGTGACCCCAAGTTTGTGCCGCTTTTACAGCCGTCTGCCTTTCAAAAGTTTTTGACTCTGTTTTACACCGTTAAACTTAGGGACATGTATGTTGTAAACGGCAGTCAAAAAAAACGGATTCATTCCTGTCCCAAGTTTATGGTGTTGGACACTGGCACTACATACACGTACTGCAACAAAAGTGTGGGCTTGAGTTTACAAAAAGCGGGGTACATCAAGGGAACCTCTGGCGTTGAACTGGTACTGGGCTCTTCTGTCAACAGTTTGACACTCAAGTACTATGCCAAGCAGTTGAACAATGCTTTTTCTACGGAACTGGATGACTTGGATGACATGTTTAATGATGTGTCTGTGCTACTACTAGGTGTGGAACAAATGTTTCACTTTTATTTTGAATACAACTTGACGGAACAAATGTTGGGCATTTGTGCTATTCCCTAAAAAAAAATTAAAGTTTATTGATGTAATGTATAATCTCATGTTGTGTTTTGGGGGTGTATTTGTTTTTTTTGGCTTCTTTTAATTGTTCCTTGTAATCATCTATAAAGGAAGCATAAGTAACAGGGAATGGTACCGATTGTGTAGATACATTATAAATATTCATCTGACTGACATCCTCATGTTGTTTAATGTATTTTTTAATTTTAGAATAGTGGGTTGTAATTTTTTCCAGCTCTCTAAGTAGCAATCTTTTATAAACGGATTCAAAGTCATCAACTTTAATAAAAAATTTGTGTGTTGGATTAGGAATCGTTGCAGTCATCCCCACAAAAACAATAGGATTATTCTTATGTATATACTTGTTCACTAAGTCTTGTTCAATTTGAACAATAAGTTTTGACGTTTTTTTGTCAATTTTTTTTGGAAAGTCTCGTCCTTGTATGTTCATAACTTTCCTTTTCACTTTGTGCATAATGTCATCTGTATCAACACATGTAACATTTTTGAGTTTGGAGCAAATGTAGCTTTTTCCACTTCCTTGGACGCCGTTAATGTGAACAACAATGTTGTCGTGTCTCCTTCTTTTATTGCTGCTCCGGCTCCGAGATCTTTTTTTAGATCTGGATTTAGATCGGCTCCGGCTACGGCTCCGCCCTCTTGAGCGCTTAAAACTAGTAGACATTTAATACAATTGCAACATTTTTTTTTTACCATGTATCAATATCAACCACTCCCGGATGTAAATCTACCGTTAATGCCCCTTCACCTGCCACTTGACACCCTGCTCAAGCTGCCGCTGGGTTATGAGCTACAACCTTGGCATTCTTATTCTCAACAACCTCCAGAGCCGTGCTTGTGTTTGCTGCTGCGTTGCATCTCCTACTCTGTACGAGGTTTTTTTAAAGGCGCTATTCGGGCGTGTCTTTAAACTTTTAAAGCCTCAGTTCCATCTCTGGGTACCCGTCCTCAACATAGTAAAAGCCAAAGCGTTGGTAACACCTTCCCGTGTCCGAGCAGTCATCCAGTGTAACAAGATTGACTTTGTTTTTTTTGACTTCCGTCACCAAACGTTTTAATAAAGAGGTTGCAATACCTTGGTTCCTCCACTCGGGCTCTACAAACAGGTTTGTCATGTGAAATTCCTGTTCAGCATCCCAAAAACAGCCAGTAAGTTGCCCCACCTGTTGTGTACCACTGTAGTAGTACAAATGTAGGTAGGGCCCCACTCGTTTTTTGGTAATCATGTTTTTTATACCTTTAAATAAAAAAAAGCATATCATGCAAACTGTGATTGATATTACCCAGGACAAACATAAAACTCTGTTTTCAGGGCTTAAAAAAGAGTATGAAAAACCAGGCACGCCTTACATTCGCGGGTCAGAATTGATAAAGTGTAACACAGTTTTAGATCAAGTCAAAAAAGCGGGCAGCATCCCCAAAATTATTCATCAAACTTGGAAGTCTGAGAAGCTGCCGTCTCAGTGGAGGCAGTACTTTGACGGCTGGTCCGTGAACCACCCAGACTTTTTACATGTGCTGTGGACGGATGAGGACAACTTGAACTTGGTCAAAGAGTGTTATCCAGAGTACTTGAAGTGTTACAACTGGTTGCCGCTCATGATTCAAAAAACGGACTTTGTCCGGCTCATGTACTTGGAGCAGTACGGTGGCATTTATGCTGACTTGGACTATGAGTGTTTTGATAACTTGGTGCCGCACTTGCCTCAATTGGTGGGTGTCATGTTGGTGGAGAGTCCTCTTACTTTTACAGAGATTTCACAAAACAGTTTGATGGTGTCTGAGCAGAGTCACCCTTTTGTACGCCAGGTTTTGGAATTGATTGCCGAGATTTGTGGGGAGCTCATGGATCACAAGAGCACAAAATATCCGTTCAGCAAAGTGTTTGACAACCCGTTTTTTGGAAAGCTGTTACACACACTTTCAACCCTGTTCATGACCGGGCCGTCTACGCTGGACAAGACATTTATGAGGTACTCTATGGCTCACTCCAACTCCTATCCCTTTTTCACAGATACAGATGTAAAGGCTACTGCCCCCTCAGACATTCAGCTCCTGCCCCATGCCGAGTTTTATGAGGGCACGGTGGCCAAACATCATCACAACGGCTCCTGGTTTGACGGTCAAAAGCTGTTGCTTCTGTTTTTTGTGGTAGTAGGCATCACATTAGTCCTCCTAGTTCTGGTGTGTGTGCTGACCACGCACTACTCTACCCGGGCCGTGTACAAAAAACGGCTGGCGTTAAAAATGCAATGAAAAAAAAACGGTAATAAACAAAAAACATGTCACAGCTGTCTGAAGCCACTGCCACTGTGTTAGCCTGCTCCTACAAGAGTGTGTAACAATGTGTCTATTGGAAACAACAACATTTTGTTGGGTTACCAAGCTGCAGTGGTCCCCCAGTGTCAACAACTCTATTGCTCTGGGTACTAACTGCATTGCTGACTCTGATGATACCATTTATATTGGTAACCAAACGGTGGCGCCTTTTTACACCAACATTGTCCTGGGCAAGAGCGCAGCGTTCTGTGCATTTGTTTGGTGTAATCAAAATTTTTTGTATACTTGTCTTTCCAAAAAATGAGTGTGGTCCAGTTCTGTAAAAAAAGGCCTGATGCGGTTCTACCTACAAGAGCAGGTCCGCTGGAAGCCGGGTTTGATTTGACGGTGTTGGAGTTTGAAAAAAATGTAGCAGTCAACTCTTACTTGTTTGACACTGGCATTGCTCTCAGCCCACCAGCTGGGTACTTTGCTGCGGTTGTGCCTCGGAGCTCTTTGGTAAAACTGGGGGTCATGCTCACAAATTCAGTGGGTATTATTGACCCCACGTACACTGGCAGCATCAAGGTGGTGCTATCAGAGATCCACGCAGGTGCAATGGACTCGTTACGGTATCAACTACCCTTGAAACTGTGTCAACTTGTGTTTCTGCCGCTACTGACAGACGTGCAAGTGATGGAGGTGGCTTTCTTGGAAGCAACGTCTAGGAATAGCGGTGGCTTTGGTTCAACGGATTTGCACTCAACGGATTTGCATAAATAAACGTGTGTTTTTTTTTTCATTTATTGAAACAAGAGTTTAGGGTTTTCTTGAATAAACTTACTCATGCCTTGAAACCCTGTGGAAAAGTCAGAGGCTTTCATGACACTACCGTCAGACAGGGTTACAAATGGAAGAGTGCCTGTGGAACCCATTTGATCACGGCACTGGTCTGGGTTGCCACCACAGGCACACAACGCGGACCTGGTGGCTTGTATACCGCCTTGACTGCAAGTCACACCTTGGCAATACCCAGTTGGAACATTTTGAGAGTCCAAAATGCTGTAGTTGGACAAGGCATTGTTTGCACCCTCTAGTATCACCGGGTTTGTCACCTTGTTAATGGTAACACACTGTGTCCTGTCAGAGTTGGGCACCTGCAGACCGTCCAGTGTTCTGGCTTTGTTTTGAAGGTAGGCACAGTTGTAAAACGCAGCATCGTCTTGGTCAGTGGCAAGGATGGCACTGCAGCCGTTGCCATTTGGATCAGGAATCAGAAAGTTGTACAAACTTAAGGAGCCGTTAGGAATAGCGGTGCACATTTGTGCAGTGAAAGACAGAGGCGGGCATGTGGTGTACACAATTTGTGAAGTGGTACAAGTAGATGTTTGTGCTTGCAATCCGTAGGTGGTGGTTTTATATAACGGGTTTGTGGGGTTCACAGTCACAACGTCTACCAAAGACGTCAATGGACCGCTGTACACTTGAACATTGTTTTTAGTGACAACATAAGACACAGTGGCCCCTTCAAGCAATGCATTAGCAGGCAATGCAGACCACGCGAGCACCACAAACATTTCATTCACTGCACTTGTACCAGGCACAATGGTAGACACAGGTACAATAGCACCTGCAAAAGCACCTGCGTTTGGCAAAATCAATGAAGAGGATGCAGCATTGCTCAAACCTAAAGCTACTGCACCGGCAGTGACAGCTGTGTTCTGTGACACATTTTGCAAGTTGTTGGCTATAGCTAGTGCTTTGTTAGCTGCAAACCCCACCGCAGGTAAACAACTGGGTGCTGCAGCCAATAAATTGAGTTTAGATGGGCTGGAGCTAATGCGGCTGGCCCAAGTGCCATTTGGCTGTTGTACCATCCCAAAAAGCAGCAGCTGCAAATCTGTGTTGGCAGGTACAAGGTTCACACTTTGGTCTGGATAAATAGTGAGCCTGACTGACGTACTTGACACTGGAGTGACAGTGGACACAATACCAGACCAGTGCTGTGGCGAAGCCCCTGAAAGAATCAAGACGTACCGGAACTGAAGGCTGGTCAAAGGGACGGGTGGGCTTTGGTTTACAAAGGAAGCAGGAAAGGTAGCTGTCAGTGTCACTTGATTAACCGTGGAGGTTGCAGTGGATGTCCAAGTCATGCCTGTCACATTTGTCACATTAGTGCACGTGTTGGTTGACGTGTCAAATGACCAAGCCTCTCGGTTTGGACGGCAGCCGGTGTACGCGGCAAGACAGGTGTTTGTACTGGCAGACAAACAAGGTCCGTCGGCACTACCAGCACATGTAGGTGACAAACTTGAGCCTGCTGGACAGGACACCATGGCTGGTACGCAGTTGTACTGGGCTGGCAGACACTTGTTTGTGCTGGCGTTGTAACAAATGCCTTGAGCTGGGTTTGGACAGTGAGTACCTGTAGTATCAGCTTGACTTCCAACTGGGCAAGTTGGAGCAGCACCAGCATCTCGGCACTGCCCCTGTGCATCACCCACGGTGCAAGTTTCACCAGCACCCTCTAACGCCTGTAAGCCCGTGCCGCAACCAGTGGGTGTCACCGTGCACGCAACTTGTAGTGCTGCATTATCGGGAGCGACACATGTGGTACCGTCAGTTGACAGACTGTAAGTTAAGCCTGGACAGGTGTTGGAGCCATCAGGCCACACGTAGTAGTACGGCAAGCCGTTGCACTTGTTGGGGGTCATACATTTTTTGGTGGAGGAGTTGTACCCCACAAAGTTGACAGGACTTGTGGAGGTGGTACAGTCAGGTGACACTTTGCAGGTCTCGGCTTTGCAAGCCAGATCAACCTGTGAAACGTCTCCAGTCAACTTTGTTACATCCGTGCAAACTCCGTTAACTAATAAAAAGCCACTCACATCTCCCGTGCTGTCATTAATGGACAGGGGTGGGCTACACACTTGTTGGCAAGTGCCTTTTATAAACTGTGTGCCAGAGGGACACTGACAGGTGTTGTTGATCCATGTAGCTGTACTGAGACAAATGGGGACACAGTTTGTACCTTGCAACACCTGTCCGGTTGGACATGAACATGTTACGTTGTTTGCAGTTACCATTGCGTTGCACTGGTCAGGTGTCAAATATTTGGCGCAGGGTGTTGTCCCATTTAAAAGCATGGTATTACCCTGTCCATCGGGTACACAAGTAAAAGGATTGGTGGGGCTTGGTCCTGAGCCACCTCCTGTGTTAGAACTTGGTTTTTTAAGTACAAAAAACAGGGTAACCCCAATAGCGGCTAGAGCAACTACAGTTCCAACCGAGGCGCCAACAATGGTTTTTTGTTTGGGAGTAAGAGGCATGTTTTTAGTATTGACACCACATTTTTGTTAGTGCACCCTGTACCGGCTGACAACCTTTGAGAGCAGCACAAGAGTCTTGACTATCCGTACCTGGGCAGCAGCAGCCGTTGACAAACATGCTACCCGTGCCGCAACAGCTTTGGTCTTGACTAGGTAGTTGCACGTTTTCTTGTTTGTACCGATAAACACTGCCAGCTTCTGGTAGCCAGGGTCCACACACGGTTGACTGAGTGCACCCCTTGGTTGCATCACTGGCATCACAGTTTTGTTGACTAGACCACTGCCCTTTTGTTAGAGGACACTGCAATGATCCATACGTTAAGTCCCAAGCGTTTCCTATACTCTGAGGTGTTGTAGTGGTGTTTAAAAACTGTTGCACATTAGCATTTAAACTGGGGTTTAGGTTGTTAAGGCCATAGAACGTAATAAAATTGGTGACATTGGTCACTCTGTCTTTCCACTGTGCCTCTCCAATTGCGGCGTTAGTGCCCACTTGTGCGTATGCGGTGTTCCCACAGTTTTCCCACTCAATTGACTCTGGGCAGTTGCAAGCGGCTTCTTGGCAGTACTGGTATCCCCCGCAAGGTATGTTTTCATTACCGCTGGGAGGTGCACATGAAGTTTGTGTGCTAGTGGGCTGCCTGACATTTGTGACAGGTTCCACCGGTAAACACCCTTGGCCAGAGGAGTTGCAGTTGCTGTTGTATCCCACATCATTACAGCCGTACAAGTTCATGTTCTCTAGAGTGGGTACGGTCCCGTTTTGCACCATGCAGCTAAAGTCACGTGCTCCCAGTGCCTCTATTGCGTTTTGGGGACTGGAGCACAAGTTGCTCCCAGGGTGATACAGCATAAAGTTGCCTGGAATAAAGGTTCCTTGAGGTTTCAGTGGTTGAATGCTGTAGCACAGGTCCACGTTATACAAGTTAGGTGGGACTTGAATTGTAATGTCCAAGGGTTGAGAAAGACAAGTGGCTCCCTGCACGCCTGGATCACCACCAGGAGGAGCCCCAGACCAAACATAGGCCACAATTCGGAAGAGCCAGGTTTTGGAGGGGTCAGACAAAATAGGTTGTAACCAGGAGCCGTTAGTTATTTGATTGCCCACTACAGTCAACGTGCTATTGGGAGCACTTGTTTCCTGCAGGTACACGGCGTAACTCACTTGGGGTTGTGTGAGAGTGGGGCATGTTTTTTGTACTTCTGCTAGTTGTGTTGGACTCAAGGTTGCAACAACTGGCCAAGCCATAATAAGGAGGGCATACTTTGCAGCTACATCGGTTGTGCAATAAATGTCTGTGCACGGCACCAACAGGTAGTTTGCAGTGCTGCTGTAGGGTAGTGTGTTGTTCCACACGTTTGAAGCAGGCACTTGAAACGTGTTTGTGCCACTGTTGCTGTTGGCAGAGTTGAGCGCAGTACCCCAGTCAGCTGCTACTTCTTGAGCTAGTTTTAAAGACAGCGTGGGTGCAATGGTTTGTAACCCTGGTGCAACAGGCGGAGCAGTTAAAGTGATGGGATAGGGTGTAACATTTGTGTACGTAAGAACGTACGGCGCGCCTTCATTGGCAGACACGTACACCTGAATAGACAAAAAATACGGCGTACTTACTTTAGGTCCATTGAGTGCTGCTTTAAAAGAGGTGTTGTTTACAACGGTGACCGGACCCTGCCAGGAAGATGCATTTTGGTCTGTGAGCACAAAATTGTAAATGGACCTACTAGTGGGCGGCAACGGCAGTGAGTTGCCCAAAGAAAACGTACCGGCTACACTTGCTGTGGTTGCCTCGGTCACACTGTTGATAACAAGTGTGTTATTGACGGTTGTGTTTACACACTGCCCATTTGTCCATTTCCAGTATTGATTCATGGGTCTGCAACCCGGTGCAGTTTGTTGGGGTGAGCACTGCCCTGAGATAGGATTAAAACAGGGTGTGGATGAGTCACAGTTGTTGTTCAAGCCGCTGTCAACAGGGCAGCCGTTTACTGACACGTTACACAGTTGCTCCAACTCTGTACTGGTGGGTGCCACACAGTTATCAGGGTTTGAAGGGTCTGGTTGATATGTAAGGTACGGGCATCCATCCATAATAGACCTGTCAGTAAATGGTTTGCTGTTACATCCAGCTTCAAATCCGCAAGTGGGGCCTTGAGGCGTCAGGTTTAATGTTGCAAACGTTGTGGCTCCAGCAGGGCAGTTGCTACAGTTGGTGCTTGTGCAAAGATTTAGTAAAGAAGCTTTAGCAAAAGGGCTGAGGTAGGCACCGGACTGTACGTCTACGCACTGCGTGCCGTCAAAGTTTAACACTTGACCGGTCAATTTGCCGGTGTTACTGTCTACAGTTGCAGTGCAGGACAAGGACGTACAAGTGTTGGTAACCGGGTTCCAAATGTACCCGTTGGCCTGGCATTGTTGCTGCGGCGTAAGAGGTGTTACAGAAGGCGTGCCTCCTTTTTTTTGACTAAACACAATGCCCAGGGTTAAAGTTGTAATTAAAACAACGCTGCAAATTACAATAGAAGCAATGTAAGATTTCTCCATGTGTTTATTGATTCTGTTACACTTTTTTTTTCTGAACAAGGGCTTTAATGCCAAAGCCGGCGCCAATGAGGGCACCAATGATGAGAAGCCCGGCGGCCACAATGATGGGCCAGTCTTGTTTCAAGCGTGTGTACACGTCTAGGTTTTTACCTGCCACCGTGTACAAAAAGTCACCTTGGGCTTGACTCAATGTAGCAGCATTTTGTTTTTGTTGCGTGGTGGGGAACATGGGTATGATAGCCTCCCCGTTGCTGTTGACAGTGAGGTGGCCAATGTAGTCCCCCACATCAGTGGTCATCTTGTCAATAGCAGCCTGTTCATTTGTAAGAACTTTGAATGGAAAGGTGTCTTGTGCATACATTTTTTGGGGGAACCGAATGCCAGCGTCTTGAACTTCCTTTACATTGTTGACTCCTCCCTCCATTTTTTTGACAATAGCATCAATAGTGGACTGTGTCATTTTTTCATTCAGGCCGGCAACGTCTGCAGAGTCAAGAACCATGCCCAGCATCATAGTCATGTCAGTAAAGGACCCAATAGCGCCAAGCGCAGTTCCAAACACTTCCTTAAATGCCATGACAGTTGCACTTTGGGCAAGTTTTTCAGTTGACGTTTTTATTAACGTCAAAACACTCATTTTGGTCATGAGTTTTGCGGCTAGTGATTTCCCTACAGACTCTTCCAATGCTTTGACTGCATCTTCTCCTGCAAGTTTACCCAGAGCGGCTTCTGTAAGCCGTGATGAGACTACCGCTTTAAAAACGGCGCTGGAGAGTTTTGTGACTAAATATTTGCTTAGTTTAAGGATTTGTTTCCAGTGCTTGATCCCCTCAATGATTGCCATGTTTCGTAGGCTGTCTGGCGAGATTAAGTTCTGAAACATGGTAGCAACGAGGTTGTCTAACCAGTCTTGACTGGGATTTGCGGAAGAGTTTGCGCAGGTGCACACACCCTTTGTGCAGACTTGGGAGGGTAGGGTGCAGGGTGCATTTTCAGAGCAGGGTGTTCCGACCACTGCAAGTGGCGTTTGACAGGCTTGACCGGTGTAGCCAGTGTCATTGTTGCTGCCATTGTTGCTGCCATTGTTGCTGCCATAACTATTACTGCTGGCTTCGGGGCCACAATTGTTGGCAACATAATTACAGGAGCAAAAGTTGTTCACACCGTTTGTTGTGCACACACCGGTGGCAATGGTTTGAGTCAGATCTTCAGTGGTTAGGTTGGTGCACAGCTTGTCCGTGTTATTGCATTGCCAATTTGGTGGTGGTATGTCACAGTTGAACCCTGACCAGCCGTTGAGGCAAGCACAGCGTCCAGAGACCGCATTTGCGTTTGTATAACCTTGGTAGTAATTGTCTACACACACCCCCCGTAAAGGTCCGCCGCAAGCACTGGGATTCTCAGTGAGGCACGCCTTTTCACAAAAGGTACCTTTTTGACCGGTCAAGGGATCACACTCACACTGTCCCGACCCAACAATGCCTTGGTTGTTGGATACACTGCTTTGACACGTGCCATAAGACCCCAGGTTGCCGCAAGATTTTTTACTGTCTGTGTCTGGTATACAGCCGGCGTTGCCAGTGGGTGGTACTTCACACTGATTGCCTGACCAGTTGTCGGAGCAGACACAAACATTGTTTTGACAGGTGCCGTGATCCCCGCAGCCCGTGTCATTGCACGTCACATTTTTGTAGGTCATAAAGAGATTCAGGTCACAGGTGCCACCTTTGGGGAGGGTGGTGATTATAGTGCCTTGCACATTTGTCATACCCGGTTTCATAAAACAGAGGGAGGGTTGACCGGACTGTTGTGAACCAAATGAGTAAATGGTAAAGGCATTAGGTCCGGGATTGGTGCATGCTTTGGGCACAAAGCTCTGCACTTTGGTGTCAGGGTCAGTGATAGCGCATGATGCGACAGCGGTTGCATCGTTTGATGATGGTCCAACAACGTACATGGCAGGTATGGGTTCTCCGGCTTTAGGTGGAGGTGGGCAGCTGTTTGGATAGAGTGTGCCCACACCCGCTCCGTCTAACGTTAAACAATAAGTTGACATGAGGGTTTTTTTTATTATTGCAAGTAGTTAAAAAAAAGAAAGCATTTCTGTTATCTCACACATGTCAGAGGAGCCTGCCAAAGAGATTACTGAACAAGATAAAATAAGTGCTGCAGTCAAAATTCAAAAACTTGCACGAGGTGTCAAGGTGCGTAAACCCAAGAAAGTATTTAAAAAAGTACTTGACGCAACACTCCATCCAGAAACTGTAACTTTACAACCTGACAGCGTGACATATATGGAACCTATAATTGCACTAGCTCTGGATTTGGAGATGCAAATGTTAACCTTGGGGCATCAAATTTTTAACAACTCTTCCCCAACAATGTGCAACTTAAACGACCTGTTGAGTTTGGAGGCACAACAAACTTTGTTTAAAAGACTTATGGACAACATGTCAAAAAATGCAGATCGTCCAAGTGTGCGCTTGTATGAGTTGACTGAAAAGTTGATGGACAATGAGCTAGATACATTGTATACTTTTACCAAATGGAGTTTAATGAACGCTCTCCCTGACAAGGCAACGTTTAACACTTTGATGCATCTGGAAGAACTTGACTCAGATTACGCGTTAGGACTCAGTACTACTTTGCAAGGTGACAAAAGATATATTTACACTTATGCTCAAGATTCTAAGGACGGTGATACACTAGAACTTGAACATTTCCAAATTCAAAAAGGTGATTCATTAAGGTACAGTTACAAACTAAAAGAGTCAGGCTTGGGTCTGAGTGTGTTGGGTGCTATGGGGGTGGAGGAAACCAATGAAGACGCAACTGTAGTGGACGTAGGACCAACGTTCTTACGGTTTAGGCAGTTACAGTTAAATGACAAAAAAAAGTTTTCTCTGTTTTTGAAAGCAGATGAGTATAAGCAAAAGGTGGTGAGGGAAAAACTGGCAAAACATGAAAAGTTGGTGGGTGGTGCAGGAGAAGAAAAGGAGGCACCTCCCAATATGTTTAAAGGTGTTTTGCCAGAGAAACGTTATAAACCCCGACAAAGTGGTGTAAGTGTCATGACGTTGTTTTGGGTAGCTCTTATAACCTTGTCTGCCGTTCTGGGGGTGAACATGCTGTCTCACTGGTCTTTGTCATATGGGCGTTGTACATGGAAAGAACGTGTTCGGGACATGCCTGAGTGCGTACCTAAGCTGTTTGTGCCTTTTCAGGCGCACATCCCTTTTCAGTTAAGTTATGAAGCCAGTGATGAAATTGTGAACAGTAACGACAATAGTTTTCAACACACTCTTGACGTGGTGAGTGAGTCACAGCCAGTGCCTGTAGCCAACTTGTATCAAACTGTGGATCACGTGGTTTACAACATTGGGCAGATGATAAAAAGGTCCAGTTTGCCTCCAGATCAAAAGCCTGGAGTGTTGGTTTCCATGGTGAACTGGTTGTCTGAAGCGTTTCAACCGGGTGTGAAACAGTTGGTCATGAACCTACAGTCTGAGGAAGCGGTTGATGTCATGCTCAGGACATTGGATAAGCTGGACACTACCTTTCAGAATGTGACCCTGGACACTGCAGGCTTTCGTTTGTACCTCATCAATTTAAAATCTGAATTTGAGGGAGCGGGTGCCCATGTTACTCAAAGACTAAATGTAAATGACAAGTCCCTTCTTCAACTTCAAACAGAGATGTTTGTGTTTCAAAACAATCTGAATGACAACTTTGTTCATTTAAACACAAGGTACCAAACCATATTTAACACTCTGTCACACCTGTTAAATGTGGTAGAGACGGTAAAAGAAGATTTTGAATCTGTGCTACAAACACTCTCAAATGTTACACGCTACAAAACAGAAGAAGAACAAAACACGAGTTATGAGTTGGTTGTGTTTAATTTAACAAATTATGAAGAAAACAAGAAAAGACGTTTGCAACAGTTGACTGGTACAAAACTAAAAGCAACTCTGCACCAGCTTTCATTCAATTATCAGTGTTTGAGGAATGCAATTGCCCTGCCCTTGTACACACTTCACTCCCAACTTCACACTTTTCCCACGGAGTTACAGCTTATTCTTGACAACAAAATAAGGCAGATTGTTCAAGAGCTGCTACGGCTGCATGTTGAAATGATGTTGTTCAAGACGCAAGTGGGTCTACAAAACGAAAACTTTATTGTGAACTGGCTGGCAGTCCTGTTTGCGGACACTAGTAAGTATGAAAGTGTTTTGCAAGCGGAGCGACTTATGAAGCAAATTTTAGACGTGCAACTTGAAATTTTGAAAAAAAATCAAGACTCCTTTAAGTTAATGTCTCAGGTTGTAAGAACCATGGGGGACAAGCAGGTAGAGTTAAAGAGAAAATTTTCAGTGGCCAAAGAAAATGTAGTGACTGCAAATCTGCAAATGTTAAGTCAGTTTGTGGTGGGGTACGCCACACACTTACCTAAACTGGTGGGGCTGACAGATCAATTTTTTTCAGACCTGTCTTTTTACTTGGACTTCCCAGAACACTTTGACAATTTGAGGGCTGAATTGGAAGACAATATGCGGGATTTTCGTGAAAAAGTCAAGTTTTCCTCTCTGTCACGTGTGGCAGCAGAGGGGGCATACAGTGCGTGGTCTAAAATATTGAGCATTTTATACAACAGCGTGTCCAGAGTTAGGAAAACGGTGCCAAGGCAGCGCAAGTACACACAGGGCTTTTTAGGGATGCTGGAGTACGCGCTGGCCTGGGGGATTCAAGTGAGTGAGAGTGCCAAAGCAACAACAGACTTTTTTACCCTTGGGACCATACCATCCGTGGATATAAGTTTCCCGTCTGAAATGACACCTACGTTCATGAGGGACTTGATTCCCAGCCTTAAAATTAGTGGAGCCAACGTGTATGACTGGACCCTACCCAGAGTGGAGTTGTCCCTGATGGGCTACCATTTTATGGTACCTGAGCACTACCTGACAGAGGGAAATGAAAACCCCAGTGACTTGAGAAAAAGTCAAATCATGTCAGAGCATTTGTTACGCATGTACACGGACTATAATGGACCGCTTGATCCGTCTGAACTTAAAAACCCAGTTTTACTTGCTGGTTTAAAAGACTATGCAACCAGGCAAAGAATAGACTACTTGAACTATGTGGAATAAAAAATATACTTTACAATAAAAACGTGTACAGATGTCAATATTTCACGACAGAATAAGGGCGTTTGTGCATCAAGTTGTCAACGCTCTGTTACAGGATGTGTCTGTGTTGTTGCCTGTAACAACCCCTAATTTTGAAAACTTGTATGAGACAACAAAGGCTGTTTGTCTTGAGCTAGACAGTGAAACAGTGGCAGTAGCTAATTTGCACTTGTCAAGTTTTAATGTTGGTGAACTGTTCAAACTATACTCTAAGTTTCAGAACTACAGTGTGAACTTTATGCGTGAAGACAGTTTAACTGTAAACATGGTAGCACCATCAGAACTTATGATTCTACCTGTGGTAAAACAGGTGGCTCATGTGTTACGGGTGTACACTGAGCTCAAGTTAAATCCGGTGTTTGTCCCCATTCTTGCAAGCGTTCAAGTGGATCTGGACGCTGTCGTAAAACTGTTAAACAAAATGGGCATCACAGAGAATCAAGACAGTATAATTGAGGAACTGAGTCAGTTACAGTCGTTTGATGACATTCAACAATTGTGGGCTATTTTACAGCAGTACGGGTTAATACCGAAAGAGTACTACAAGTGCTCCACTCAACTATTAGAGGCAGAAAAGGATGTTTCCTCTTCTTCTTTAGAGCCGGTTGGGCTGAGTGTGCTCTCTTCCTTGTCTTTAGTTGACGCTGTGTCACAGGACACTTTTAAAGAGACAGATGGTGTGGTAACTTATGTTCCTATCAACTCTTTGGCTACAGAGTGTAAAGGGTTTGGAGAAACAAATAAAGTGGGCAAGGTGTATAACCTGTTCAAAGCTTATACCATGGTGCGCATGTTGTGGTCTCTTCACGCGGTGGCGGCTTTGGAGCAGAGTGTGTTACGTTTGCCTCAAATTGCGGCAGAGATAGCAGGGGGTGCAGGAGAAGACTCGGATGATGAAGACTTGTTTAAAGATGTTGAACAGTACTTACCTACAAACAACGACAGAAATCAAGAATACAAGGAACAATTTGATGAGTTTTTAAAAACAGGCAATTTAGATGACTTTTTAAATGATTCACCACCACCAACTGACCAAGATTTGGATGAAAATTTAAAAAAACTGTTAGCTGAATCACCAAGTCTTCAACAAGCCTTGGAAGAAGTCAATTCTGAAACAAAACGAGTAGAAGGGGAGTTAAGTGAGCCAGGGTCCTCGGATACAGAAGAAGCAGTCTCATTCTCTGATAAAAGTGACTTGGAAAACTTTTTTGATGTTGAACCGTTAAGTGACACGTCGTCCATAACACCGCCGGAAATGGTGCATGGTGAACGATTATGGGACCAAGTAAATACAGACTCACTTCAGTTGGAGAAGCAGTTAGGATGGATGCTCCACCCTCAAAGAAAACTGTATGACGTGCTATGTCCTGAAGACCTTGTTGAGTATTGGAAGCAGGTGTATGCATGGTACACTACTCACGTTAATAATGTAAACAAGGACGCAGCTGTTAACTTTTTAAACCAAAAAGCGGAAAAGCATATGGAATTGTATGACGACAAGTCTGCCCCAGAGTTACAAAACGACAAGGCAATCTTGGAAAAGTTTGTTGAAAAGGTAAATCAATTTTCTCCGGAACCTGAGAGCAAGTATTTGGCAGTGCAAGAAAGCATGGTACTGGATTTGTTCCATGCAATACAAAAACGTGTCAAACGTATTGACCTCATACATAATGTGCTGGTGGATCATGGTTTTCAAAAAAAGTTATTGCTGTTAGACACGTACAGCGATTATTTAGTGACAAAGTTGTTAACTCTGCCTGGCATGACTCCGGCTTTTGCAGCCAAGGTTTTGTTGAGAGTTTCAAACAAGTACAAAAAACGTGTTTTTCCGTATCAAATGTTTTTATTAAAATCTACATATGAAAACGGCATCGGAAGCACTGTGCTGTGGGCTCAAGTGTTACACAAATACGAGTCTTTGCTTGAAACCAATTCTCTTTTAGCAGATGCCGCAGCTTATGGAGCCATGAACTCGTACTTCACTTTTTACAAGGTCTGTTCTACGTTTTTAAAAGAAAGTAACATCAATGCTACTATTGACCTTTTTGCCGTCAACTTGGTTTTGAGAACGTTAGAGGCGTGTGCTGATGGTAATTTAAAACAAGTGATTATAACTAACGGCAACATCTTTTTTGATCACCTTTCTGATTTTTTGGTTCAAACTATAAATCAGTTTTCTACACAAGACTCATATTCTACATCAGAGGTTCAAGACGTGTTTAAAGCTCAAGGAACCGCAGCAATGGAATATGTGTTTAAACCCAAAGACGAGTTTGACTCCTTTGAAGAGTTTCATCACTACTTGGCTTCTTGTTCAACTTTGTATAATTTTGATGTGGTGAACAAGTGGTTTGAGGGACGGTCTTATTTACCTGTTATAGCTAACCAGAACGTATACATAGACAATCCCAGTATCTCAAACAATATAATGATTTTAATGAAGCAGTATTATAAGGAACACTATCCAAAGCAAAAAGAGAGTGTTCACAAAGAGTTGCAGTTGTTTGAAAAGGTGCATTTGTTGGGAGAGGTGTCAACAAAAAACACTTTGCATATAATGGGGTGTAACAGCATACTCTTTCAAAAATTAGAAGACGAACCCAAAACTTTTACAGTACTACTACAATGGCATAATTTTTTACTGACTTAATTATAAAAAATGAATGATCTTTTTTTACAATGCGGTGTGGTGTCGTTGGCACAAGATTTTAGTACCTTTTTTAACTACATTCCATTAAAGTTGACCAGTAGATGGGAAAACAACCAACAAGAAGAATTGAAAGGGGTAATGCGTGATTTTAATGTCAAGCTAGCTTCACTCATGAGTCTGCAAGGGAAAGCTATTGAAAAGGAGATAACATATGACACTGACAATAAGTTAAAGTATCCCCTTTTTACTCCGTCTTTAAAACTGTTGACTCTTTTAAAGCAGGGTGTGCAAGATGTTGCAAGACGGGAACTTCAACCTGCACCCTCTCAAGAAAAGGTGCTTGAAAAATCTGTGCCACGAGACCAATTGGATGACCATTTGTCAGTTGTGTCTACTCAGTTTTTGATGCAAACTAACAAAAAAAAGTTAAAGTTTGACAAAAAAAATGGCATGTTTACTTGTATTCCCTTTCAAGTACTTGACAGCCCCAATCCTAACATGGTCTACTTTTGGCCCGTTATTGCTCATCAGCAACAAAAACCAACAGTAGCAGGTAGCAGCTACTTACGTTTAATAGCAACTCTAGGAGCCTGTGGGGTTGTTGCTGGGGCGGCAGGATACGGTGTGTACTCTTCTTCTATGGGTGCCCCTGTTTCAACCAACACATCCAACATAATTATTCCTGGGTTACCATCCTACGTTAGCACCAATCAATGTTGGTACAATGACACTCTTGGCACATTAAGTTTGGAAGACACGGGCAAAATTTCAGCAGTAAAACTTGTACCCAAGTTAGAAAATTTGAGGCCTTCTGATTTTTTCAAAAATATTACACTTCCGCCCTACGTCACTAATTTTCCATTTAAAATTTTGAAAGAGTACCCTTTGTTAACAGAACGCTCTTCTATTCTGGACTTTTTATTAAAAAAAACAAATTTTTCTGCTCAATACAATGTAGCACAGGAAGATATGTTTACTGAAGCCGCACTAACAGACAGTGAAAAATTAAAAAAACTTGAGCCAGCACTTAATAAGATCCTCTTAGAAACTAATCCCTCGTCTGTTTTGCCTCAAATTCAATTTTTTTTGAAAACACACGACTTGCAACATTTTTTTCAAGTTTCAAAGCAAAAACCTTTTGCGGATGCGCTTTACGCAGTGTTGGTAACAAATACATTTCATCCACGGCTAAGTATTTACAATTTGCTACTTGAAAACCAAGTCTTGAACGAATCAGCAAACTACGTGGCCTTGCAGTTAGAACAAATTAAAACGTGGACAAATACTATATTTCAAAACACGCTGTGTCAGTATTTTCAAACCAACGGAAACGATAACACACTACTTGAGGCTATAAAAAAAGCCAATCCGTTTAAACCGTCTGATACTCCTCGTGTGTTTCAACAGGACTTTTTAGAACTTCTTGCTTCAGACTTATGTGGCAGTCAAAATTTAGGTTTGACTGCAAATGTTGACTTTTTTGATGTTATGAGTGTAATGGACCATGTTATAAGTGTGAATGAACTTTATTCTGTGTTTAGCACTCTTCCAACGTTGAAAGGGCGCAATGCCCCTCCAAAACTTGGAGCCATGTTAATAGAGGATATAACAGCTTTTAGGTTGTTAGCCGAGTCTCAAACACGGGTTACCAAGTCCATGTTTGACATTTTTTCATCGTATGTACAGGTTTTAAAAAATGAGGTTCAATCTAGTAACAGATTTACAGCTTTTAAAAACTGGGCACGCTCACTGTCAGCCTTATATCAAAGTGATGTAATGTATTTTGTAGATCCGTCTTTGATTAGTAACATGCCTGTACAATACTCATCTAGTGCACAAAAACTAGTTCAGCAATTTACTTCTGAGCAAATCAGAGTAATGAGCAACTTTCTGAATCACTTGGGTCTTTTAGAAAATGTGTATAACATGATGCATAGTGCAACAAAAACCACACCCAACTACATTCCTCAAACTGCTATTGATCAAATTGGAGTTTTAACAAATGAGGTTCTTATCAACATTCAAAAACTCAAAAATGAAAGTTTTTTAACGCAAAATAACAAAAAGAAGTTGCTGATAGATTCAGTTTTAGAAATTGTTGATAAGTTTTTAGTGTTATTTTCATATAATGAGTACTTTGTGCAGCAGCAGAAGCTTTTAAGAAATCAAATTGTATTGACTTTTCAAACAAGTGAAACTACTATTATTGCAAGTGAGTTTAAACCACTGTTGGAAGAAACGAAAGCAGAGGCAGCAGCAGGTAATCAGTCTTTACTGGAAAGAAATGCAACAATGTTAGCAGAGGGAGCAGCAAAGGCAGCAGCAGGTAATCAGTCTTTACTGGAAAGAAATGCAACAATGTTAGCAGAGGGAGCAGCAGAGGCAGCAGCAGGTAATCAGTCTTTACTGGAAAGAAATGCAACAATGTTAGCAGAGGGAGCAGCAGAGGCAGCAACAGGCAATCAGTCTTCTTTAGTCAACAGAAATGCAACAGTGGCAGCAGCAGAGGGAGCAGCAGGTAATCAGTCTTCTTTTTTAGACAAAATTTCAACTATGCTAAAAGAGGGAGCAGCAGGAAATCAGTCTTCTTTAGTTGACAGAATTGCAACATTGGCTGCGGAAACAAAGGCAGAGGCAGCAGCAGGCAATCAGTCTTCTCTAGTCAATACAAATGCTACAATGGCTGCGGAAACAAAGGCAGAGGCAGCAGCAGGCAATCAGTCTTCTCTAGTCAATAGAAATGCTACAATGGCAGCAGAGGGAGCAGAGGCAGCAGCAGGCAATCAGTCTTCTCTGACAATCAGAACTACACCACCACTTGAGGAGGACGAGGAGGGAGTTTGTGAAGTTACGGAAGAAGAATTTGAAACGAATCAAGACACCACTTCTTCTGCACTTGTAACTTTTTCCAAACCCAATTTGAGACCACCACCACAAATTAGATATTTTTATGAACCTGCTGTAATACAACCTAATGCTACTCAGGCACAAGAGCTTACAGACGTGTCAAAAAGTCATTTACGTAATTTATATGAGCTTGTAAACACACATGTCAAGTCCATTAAACCGGAGCAATGGGAACAACTTCTATCACGTCCTATTGTCAGACAAAATCCTAACTTTGCTAAAGTGATATATGATTACTTTACGTATCAACCTGATTTATTGGAAATATTGTTGAATCAAAAATATTATGGGTCTAATCCCAACATTGTTGTTGACTCTGACTTTGAAACACTTTACTTACTCGTGACAAAAACTCCGTACACACCCAAGGTTATTACATCTTTTAACGAAGCAAGAGAAGTCATGTTTCTTGAAATGCTATTTCAATACCACAACTTACAACAACAAGAAACCCTTGACAGCAACAAACAAGCAGTTAAACGAGCAGAAACTCTTCTACACAACACGCGTGAATATCTTGGGAAAGAAAATCCTTTTAAACTGTTAGAGAGAGAAGTACTGAGGCTCATTAATGAAGGATGGGTGCAATGGTTCTCTTCTCAAGCATTTGGAGCGGCTAGCACTGTAGGAGGCACTTTATCAAATGTTCTTGACATTGTTAAAGGTGTGGCACGTGAAGGCACAAATGAATTGCTTTTTAATCCACAAGGAGCACTAAATGTTTCTGCAAACAAACCTTTAAGTAACATTTTAAATGAATAAAGTTCCTTTTAATGCACTTTTTTTAAAACCCACAACACAATCAGCAACACCACTGAAAACACGGCAGCCACCAACAACCCAATAAACACTTTGGTTTCCTCATCCGTTTCTTCAGCCGCAGCGGCCCCCTTCTGTTCCAACAAACTAATTACAGACGTTGGAGTGGTGGAAGAAAACAAGTTGTCAAACTCCTTTTGCACAGTGCCCAATAAACTACTCTTTTCTATATAACTTTGAAGTTCCTTGTATAACGCCTTGCGCTTGTTATTTGCCTCTGGTGTGTCTGGCCAAAAAAATGCCAGCGGAGAAGTCACATCAATAGGCACAATCCTGTCATCAATCTCCTCATAATCTGCGGCAGTGCCATGGAACCCCAAGGACTGACACACCAGTCCAGTCTTTTGGTACACACAGTTGTACCCTGCTTTCAAATCAGTCACGGACGCCAAGTTCTTTTTTTCACTGGGCTGCACAACCGACCCCGGAAATGCATCACCTGCCAAATCCGGCAACCCTGCCACAACATTGGCTTCAATACCACAGTCATTGGACCCCCGGTAAAACCAAAAGTAGCCCCCGCCTTTCAGCTCTGAAGGCTGACCGGAAAGGCCGTGCATGTCTCCGGATGTACCCCACTCTGTCCCCCAGCTGTTGCGTACAATCCAAAACGGTACATTTTTAAAAGTGCCCCAACCTATAAGAACAATTGCATGAGCTGTACCGGTGCTCTGGGACACGCCATCCCACTTGTACACCAAGTTGTTTACTCCAGAACCAAGAACAGAAGAGGTAGAACCGTCGTACTTTTGACCCCCAAACCCACCCGTGGGTGACCCAAACCCGTTCAGGAAATCTTCATACACCGTGAACCCTGTTGTCACTGGACCATTTTGCAAAATTTCAAGTTGAATCTGATTCACCTCGGGTGACACCATGTATGCATTGAGAGCACGAAACATGATCAATAACGGTTGGCTGTAAGGCATCAACTCTATAAATTTTTCACCAAGTGCTTTAATGTCAACCAACTCCTTTTGTACATTTGACTTTTCCTCCTCTAACTGTTCACGGCCAGTGACCACGAGGTTTACCAAGTTGTTCCATTCTTGTTGAGGCACAAAACCAGGGCACTGATTCCTGTCCACGCCTAACAACTCTTTACACATGGGCAACACGTCATGGCTTTGTGCCACTGACTCATCCGTGGGCTCTGAACCCCAGTTCTGAAACGTATAGCCCACACAGCGTTCCACTGGAGTACCTGAATCACGAAGGTACCGCCACGCCTCTGAAAGAGCCGCTCCACCACAAGCCGCATTAGCTTGAACAGAGTTCTCTACAATGTTACTACGAGTCACACTTGTTGGCAACGTTTCATTTGTAATTAAACAAACAATCACCTTTTGTATTGACAGCCTCATGGGGCCTTTTTCCTTGGATTTTTCAAACTCACACAAGTCTATGACGTTGTTGTGATCCGCGTCCCAAAAAGAAAAGTAGATCTTCATTTTTTGTTGAGCCACGGGAAGAGTGTCCGCCTTGGACAGTGGCAAGTAGTACCCCAAAGGTGCGCCCAACTCCATGAGCGCTATGTTTGTCAAACCTAATGCTCTCTCTTTGGCGGTAGCACCGTGTTTCATGTGATTGTACGCATCTGTAAAGTAGGCAATCCACTCTTTTAATGAGATCTGAGGAAGAACACCGCCTACTTTGTCACAGGGAACATTAGAAGCCCACAAGTCCTTTGAAACAGGCTGACCGTATCCAGCTTTGATTTGAAAAAACAGAAGTCTGATTGTCACTTTTTTTAAAGCAAAAAGCTGGTCAGCAACGTTATACAACTGGTTCTCATTTTTTGCATTGAACACATGAGGGTTATCAGAGCATAAACTCACTTTTTCCAAGTCAGACCACACAGAAGTGGCTGGAGCACAAGACGCAATGCAAAAACGGTCTTGAAGGACAGTTACAGACGCAAACGCCCAACAAGAGCCGCAGCTGCCCTGAGTAGGTACGTCAGACAGACACCCCTTCCATTTGTCACGCGCATCAAACGCAAGTGGAGATGACAATGGCTTTGCAGCGAGTTTGGGTATTGGAATATGCCTGTCATTGTTCAACACTGTGGTTGAAATAGGGATTTTAAAAGTCATTTTATAACTGTTGAAACAAAATTAAAGTACACATGCACTCGTTTATTCCTCATTTTTCAAGGCTTCAAAAGATAAACTAAATAATGATGTGCTTATTTTAATATCTGACGAGACCTAAATAGATTTTGTTGACGGAGCTCTTTGTAAACGTTGCTCTGATGCCGAAACTCACACAGAATAGCTTTAATATCCGCTTGTTCCATTTCGTCTTCATGCCTATCCAAAAACATCTGCATTGCACACAACTTGTTAAGAGCTTCTTCCAACCGAATTTTAATTTCTTGGTCACTCAGCTCTTCTAAACATTGAAAAGACTTCATATGTGTTCGTTCTGGTTTTTGTAAAATCAATTTAGATTTGGTAAAATGTTTTTTTTTATTATTGAAAAACGTAAAGCAGACGCTGCTTTTGCAAAGGTTGATGGTGAATCAAAAGAAGTTGAAGAAGAACCGGAACGTTAAAAGCTAGCTGTGACACTCCCGCAAGTTGGCAACCTACTGAAATTGTGTATTGAATAAAAAAATGATTTATTTGAAAACTTAAGTCAGAACTTCCGCTTTGTAACCGTGGATAAATTAGGTGGTTTCATGACCGGGCGTTCATCGTATGTTTGCGTTTTCAACAAAAAGCGCCGCTTGGTTTTCTTCTTTAATAGAGATACTCTTGAACAACAAGCTGAAAATTTTTGGTACCCAATAAAAGACGCTTTTAAACCGTAAAAAAACAGGGTCATCAATAATTGAGGATGCGTAAAGAGGTAAACGGTTGTAAAGAACAGCGTCAAAGACATCAAGAAATCAATCATTGCTTGAGTTTATTTAGACTTTTCAAAATCAAGTGAACTTATTTTTTTGTAAGAGATGAACGTAAAATGCTTCGGGGATGGAAGTTTACCGCGGACTACGTAAAAAAAAGAAGGTTGTGTACGATTTCAGGGTTCGCCGCATTAGAGCTGAAAGACAGTTTAGTTTATACTTTAAAATTGGTAAACAAGATAGATCAAGAAATTCAAGTACATGCAAACTCACTAGATGACAACGAGTTTTGGTCTGCAGTGTATCTTTCAAAAAAACCTTGTATTACAATAGTGTTTGGTGTGACGTATGTACAAAACACCGAGTTACATTTACATTGGGTGGAGCATTTATTGAATGTTGTTGTTGGTGAAAAAAAAGGCATTGTTCTTTTTGTGGCCCGTTTTTTAACTGTTATTCCTCAAACGTTTTTGCGTTTAAGCTCTTCTTTAATTTGGAACCTTAGCTACTACGTCAATGTGCCCTTTGTGTCACTGCATTACCCTATGGTGTCCAAGTTCATGAATGAGCAAAGAAGTGCTCTTCTTTACCAAGGACCTATTCTTTGTGATGAAATAGACAACGTTTGCTGTACACTAGACTTGTGTGGATTAAAGGGTAGCTCTGGTGCTTTTCCCCAAGTTCAAATGTTGGAAGAAAGCCCGTTGTTCCTGTCAGTGGTAAAGACATTGCAGGAACGTTTACACCGTAAAGTAAAGAGTTCTCAAGTCATACAACGCTTTGTCAAGCAGTGGCTTTATCGTCCAGGCACGGCGTTTAGTTATCAAATTATACAACGTTTATATAGTTCTAAACAATAAAAAATGGTCTCACGTGCAACTTTTTGTGCAGATTACCAGGACTGTGTGAACAGTTTTGTGCAACTTATACGAACATGCAAAAAGGAGCTGTGGTACTCTACTTTTTTATGTAATCTTCAGTGCCCCTTACCGGGTCATGGCCAGTTAACCATGTCTGAGTTGCTGTATCAAGCCTCAGAGCGCGGGGTTCAAATCAGGGTGCTGTATAACCCAGCTACATCCTACGGCAATTTGGAGCTAAAAGAGGCTTTAAAGCTGTTTCCTTCAAAAAACTGCACCATTCATGTGTGTACTGGGAACGGACGTTTAAAGGGTTTTCGTAAACTGATGTCACCTCACAGCACCTACTCTTATCACCATCAAAAATACATTATGATTGACCGGGAGTGGGCCATGGTAACAGGGTGTGATGTAGATGGTGACCGGCAGCCGTGGCTTACTTTGAACTCCAAAAACTATTACTGGCTGGAGCTGAGTGTAGTGTTTAACATTTCTAACAATCCCAAGGTGCAGCAGTATTTTGAAGACAATTGGAGGCACATTGTTGCCCCGCCGTTGCCTTTAATTAATGCACACATGGAGCACAGCTTGGTGCAGTGGCTTATCCGCACAGCCACAACGTACGTGCATGTGGAGCAGCAACTGTTTATTAGTAACAACAAGACCACAAACAACGTGGCTCAAGCCTTGGTGGACAGGGTGGTACGGGCGGTGATTGAGGGGGACAAGGGGTTCCGTTGTTTTGTCATGACCAATGTGCGCAACCCGGATGACACACCACTCTTGGACTTTTTCTTGCTCATGCTTTTCATGTGGTCCTGGAGGTGGATGGAGGCTTACGCGCAGCAGTTGGGTATCACCCTGCCTCAGTTTTATGAGCACATTGTATTTTTGCACATGGAACACAACGGGTTTCCTGTAAAAATTCATTCTAACATTGTCATTCAGGACGGGGTGCGGTGTGTACGGTCATCCAGCAATTTGACGGATCGGTCATTAGGGTCCTTGCCGTGTGACACGGAGTTGGGGGTAGTGGTGACGGACTGTCAAGCCATACAAGAGTTGCAGCAGAAGTTGTGGCACCGGTATTTGCAGAGGCCTGAGGCAGCGGCAGGTTCTGTTTCAATCAGTCCAGCCGAGTTTTTTGTGGCGGCCTGGGCGTCTCAGGGGCTCCTCCGGAACGTGGTGACCCACACATTGCCCAACATGTTTTCAGTGGAGTATGTGAGTTTTTTAATGACTATGCTGCACAATGAGCCGTTGTTTGGGAACCACAAAAAAATCAGGTGGTCAATTAAAAAAGCAAAACGGTAAACAATGATTTTGTTAAGCCGAGTGATTTGGTACCTGCTGCGTAAACAAAAGTACACTATACTTTATTTTGTATTGAAAAAGTTTTTGGGTCCACAGCTGTTGCATCCTTGTTACAGCCGGCCGTCGTTTTACCGCCGTTTATTGAGTCATTTGACAGAAAAAAAGGCAGACTACTTTCATGACCCCTGGGTTTGTGTGTAAAAAAAAAATCAAAAACAGGAGCCGTGTTTGCACGCTTTGGCTTTTGCATGCTCATACCGTTCTATCATACTGTTGTACAGTTGTTGCGCCTTTTCAGGTTGGGAGACGTCATAGTGGTAGTACGAGGCCCAAACCAAGAGGATGGCACAAAACAGGTTGTTGCGAGAGTCTAGCACGCCAGTGTTTAACGTGGTGTTGTTTAGTAGGCGGTAGTGTTGAGCAAATTTGAGTAGTGGGTCTTGGCTCATGGGTATGAGAACGTCTCCGTGCTTGACAAGGAGAAGTAGGAGGTGGTGGAGGGTGAGAAGGAATTTTTTATAAGCGTAGCGTTTTAAGAGCAGCTCATCATCAGCTTGGTTTTCTGGGTAGTTTAAAGCAAAAATGAACAAAATGTCAAACAAGTCTACCACAGTGACTTGCACGGGGTGAATGGTGTGCCGTTTTTCAAGGCATTGAATGGTAAGTTGTTTTGCTCTCAGGCACTCTTTGGTGACAACCTGTTTTTCAAACTCTTGACGGTCAAGCTTTTCATTGACCAAGTCATGCAGTGCGTAGGACCAGGCAAACAGTTCCCGGTCAGCAATGATTTGTGAGAGTTGCCTGTTGTTGTAACGGCGCTTTAACACGTCTTCAAACTCCGCAAAGGACTTGCGGCAGTAAATGCACGGCAGCACCCTTTTAAAGGTTAAAAAAAATTGAGACACAGCATCAGCATGCTCAGGTTGAGCGCAGTATGCAACGCTGTGGACCAAACGCCATAACGGTGGACCCCAAATAAACGTATTCATTTTTTTTGATTTTTATTTACGTGATACTTTTTTTTGTGTTGTATAGAGTGTGACTCCTAAAACCACAACAGCTACAAGGAGTGCACCAGCTACAGCAGTTGCGGCAATGGCCCATGTATTATTATTATTATTATTATTATTACTAGGAGTGGTTGGTGTGGAGGGCGATGCTGCCTCTGTTTTGTTTTCAGGAGGGTGATGCTCTGCATGGGACGTGTTGTCAAACACGTACTGCAGCACCTGTTCTGGTGTCATGACCGTTTTGTTGAGGCGCTTACTCACGCTGTTGTGTACACTTGTTAACCACTCATTCAGTTTTTGTTTGGACTCTAGTGCGGGTTGCAAGGGGAACATTTTGAGTTCTTTGACATAGTTTAGTTTACAGCTTTCACAGGGCAACAGGTATTGAAGTGACGAAAAAAACTGTTGAGCCGCCTGTTTTTCTTCTGCACTGGGAGCATCTGGGTAAGTTAATGCAACTGCATGCATGAATTTCCACGCGTGAGGCCCCCAAACGTGTGGTGCAATGTTGTGTAGCCTGGGGTAGTCCGGCATATTTATTTTGTAATATTACAAATAAAAATACAGTAATACATTATGGCTGGTTGTAACTGGGCTTTTGGTGTAGCAATTGTGCTCTTTGTTGTCACTCTCATTCTTATTTTAGTCATTGTCATGGGCGGCTCGGATGATGGCAATGAAAAAATTATTGTCATGCCGCCTGGACCTACTTCTGCTGCTGCTGTCCCTGTAGGCGTGAGTTCCAAGTCTGCTTTGGCTTCGGGCAACAGAGCGGAGATGGGTAAGGTGCGTGAGCTGGCGTCTGCAGCCGAGGCTTTGAAGCTGTTAAAAGGTGAGAAGCCCGCACTGGTCCTGTTTTATGCCAACTTTTGCGGTCACTGTAAAAAAATGATGCCTGATTTTGAGCAGGCTGCCATGATTGGAGGTGCCAAAACGGGACTGATCATTGCCCGGGTGGAGTCGGGGTCACTCAAGGACATGGCGGCCATGGCTGGCAAGCTGCCGGAGATCAAGGGCTTCCCCACTGCGGTGAGTAACTATGAGGGTGCCAAGGGGGAGCTGCATCCCCATGTGGGCCGCATGGACAAGGGTGCCATTGAGTCTCTCATGCAAAAGGCGGCGTCTCGGGCTTCTGGCAGCCATGCAAACCGTGCTTCATCATGTGGTGGTGGTGGTGGTAGCGTCGCGTCCATGGTGAGGGCAGAGGAGGGTGCGACCGCGCCGTACAGCCGGGACATGAAGGAGTTCCAGAGCTGGCAGGATGTGTGTGATGCCCTGCAGTCTGACACCAAGACCATTGTCATGGCTTACGCAGACTGGTGTGGCTATTGCAAAGCTATGATGCCGGACTATGAGAAGCTGCTGCGTTTTGCCCCCCGTGATGTTGTTGTGGGGCGCATCAATGCCAACCTCATCACACACGCCGAGGTTTGCAACGGCCCCCGTGGCAACATTGATGTTCTTAACGGCTACCCCACCATCCTGTTTAACGGCAGCAAGGGCAAGAAGATCCTGAAGGTGGTTGGTAAAAAGGATATTAAAACTCTTGTTCAGATTGTGCAAGAGAAAAAAGATGTGTAAAATTTTGTAGAGCCCAAGAATAAAAAGTTAATCTAGATGTTGTCTTTGCGTAACTTTGAAAAAAGTCCAGCTATTTATTCCATTTCAGTAGACAGCCGGTCACGCCCGCCGGGTGAGCCTGTAAACCGCTATCACATTGACTTGAACTCCAATTTGCAACGAGTGCGCACGGTTCAGTTGGGGTCTATCTACATTCCTGCACAGTCCATTCAGGCCATTGGGGACACCTTGAATAATAACATTGCGTTTATAGAACCCATTGAGTTTGCAGCGCCCGCTACACTGGTCATACAAGAGACGTTGACAGTGATTGAAAACAGCAACCAAATGGTGACTACGTTTCCTCCCGTCACTGTGACTTTTCCACCCACTTTGAATCCTATCATGTCTGTAGCCAACGCTATGGGGGTCCCCAACCTTGTGACAACTGACATGAACCACGGGTTATATGCTGGAACATTGGAGTGGGCTAATGCCGGGTTAAACATTAGTTTGGTGGGAGGTTTGTATCCAGCACCGGCTACCACAAGCGCCACAGCCTTTGGGCCTCAAGTAAACCCGTCCACAATTGGAGTAAGCGACACTGACACCAACATGTTTACGTTCAACACTGGCTATTTAGCATCACTAGCAGCTGATCCTCAAAACACTCGCAACACCCAACCGTTATACACGTCCTACATTTACGCCCAACCTCCAACACTGTCTGAGCTCTTGATGATGCTAAATAACTGGCTGTCTATCATTAACAACCCCGGCAATCTGGCTCCAACCGGCAAAACGTTGATCTTACCCATTACATTCACACTTAATGATGCCACCAACAGTTTGTGTGTGCAAGCCGGGACATATGAACAAATTGTGGGGGCTCAGCGCCGGATTGTGACCACCACTATTCTCAACAGCGGTACAATTAACTTTGTGTTGGGCATTACTGGAAACTTGGCGCTCAGTGCAGTGCCGCGGTGTTTTTGTTTAAACTTGTTGCCCAATTTTATGTCAGTCCCTTTGGAGCACGGCACATTTTTGCAGAGTGAGTTAGAAGCCATGGTGTCTCAAAGGTTGTCCCCACTGGATTTCACGGGTTTGGTAGCTGCTGATCGGACTCTGCACTGGCTTGACTCTGCGTCCGTGGATCAGGCACTGGTTATACCACAAGGCAGGTACACGGGTACACAGCTGGCCACGGTGCTGACAGCGTTAATGCAGGCAGCTGCAACTCCTAATTATTTGATGACTTATAGTGCTACCACGGGCAAGTTTACATTTACCAACACTGTAAACTCTATTATGGGTCTAAACTTTTTGTTGGGGTCACCGTCACTAGCTCCTGTTCTGGGGTTTCAAAACTTGAGCTACAGTGGGTCACCTGTGTATACCTCTCCCTTTTCCATAGGCTCCACATTTCCGGTGACCACCTTTAATTTGTCTGGAAACCCTTTTACACAGCGGTTTACTTTGGCAGCCAACAATGTCCCCACGGTGTACAGCAATGACATTGTACCTCCCATGGGCCCCAACCCGTTAAGGTGGAACACGTTGACTTCCGGTGGGACAGCTATTGTGCCTGGTGGGTTTTACAGCAAGCAGGTGTTGCAGGTGACTATTGGAGGACCGGGACCCTTTTCTGCCACTCTTGTAGAAGGGTCTGTTTGGACAGTGGTGGTGGACACACCCTGGCCGGGTACAACTGGAGCCAATCCGTATGTGACACTCTTACCGTCGGCTTCCATCCTTGCAGCTGGTGGACTGGGGCAACCCACTGCCAACATTAATTATTACCTGACACCCATGCACCGGTTTGTGACTGAGTTTATTTTCTCCAACCCACAAGCGGCTGCAGAGCTTTTGGGGTTCACAAAACAGACGCTGCCAGTCAACACGTCTCTAAACCAGGTCCTAAACGCAGATGAGCCCAACGTGTACTACCTGACAGGCGGTGGGGGTCTGTTTGGTTTAGGAGCTGCTTCAAGTTTTACGGGGCCGTTTGTGTATAACTTGATTGGGCCGGATTACATTTTGATGAGAGTGCTCAACAACTGTGATGCCAACACCAGTAATGAACACAGTTATTTGAGTAACAGCTGGAACATCCTTGCAAAAATGTACCTACGCCCCAACTATCAGCACATTTCAGAGGAAATGCTTCATGTGTCGTTTTCAGGACTCAAGCGTATCACATCTTTGTATGTGGAGTTTATCAACCCGGATGGCACGTTGGTAGACTTTAACGGCCGTGATCACAGCTACTCCCTCCTGTTTACTATGGAAGTCAAGTTTGCGTCCACTATTTGCATGTAATTTTTTTCCAAAAATGTAGAATAAAACATTATGAATGAAGTTTATGACTTGGCGTTTGTGTTGTTTCTGATGACTGGGTCTGATGAGAGCGGCGGTTGGAAACGTGTGTTTGAAAACAAAGAGGTGACAATAAATCAGGAGCAACTGCTTCAGTTGTGGCAAAGGCTGGTTCAGTTAGATGACAGTCATGTAGTTGTGGCATTGTATCAATGTATAAGCCTGAAAAAAGTGGTCACATCCAGAGTGCTTTTATTCACTCGTGAGAATGATGACATTCTAGTTTGTAATGGTGTGGGGTCAGACGGGTTGGTGACAGTTAGCATACAAAGTGTAGTGGATTTATTGGATTGGTGGGTAAACCTGCCTAGCTGTGACATACCCTTGAGTGGCATTCATCCGTTGTACAGTAGTGTGTTTAGGTGTGGAATTGCGGTGAACTCAGTTCATTTATTCTCAGAGACGTATGACATTCAAGAGAACGCTAACTTAAGGCTGGCACACTTTCAAATGCTGTGTGAGGCAGCCAAGCTTCAAAAGTCGTTTGAAGACCGGAACAATAGAATTACTCCAACTTGGCTTCTGTAGGCCCCGGTCGGATAAAGGTTTGTATTGTAGTAGTAGAGCTTTCATAGTCTGATGTTTGTGTAGCGGCAGTAGGGGTAAAAACCTGGGCCTCCAAGCTGTCCAAGCCATCCATTTCTTGAAGTTGTTCCAGTGCTCTCATACAAAACCGGCTGCAGACTTGAGCAGTAAGTTCAATACGGTCACCACAAACAAAGCACTCATGATAACACAGGTTTGCATCAGGAAATGAAGACAGCTCCTGAGTTAAATTTAAGTACGCTAAATCAGCTGGCACGTTCAACTGGTCCATGGTTCCCTGTGAAAAAATTGATGTTTGATTTGGGATGAACTTTTAAAAAATGGAGGCCCTATAAAACTTTTTTGTCAAACGACGTGGGCCAGGAGTTGGGGGTAAAGTTTTGAATGCCCAGTGTTTGTTGCATCATAACAGGTGCTTCACCGGTTTCATCCAGTTTTTCCAGTTGACTCTCTGTTGGGTGTTCTTTGCCCAAGATGTGTCCTACCTCATGCAGGATGACATACTCATGGTACTGGTCAATGGGTAGACCGCTTTGATTGGGGCACTGTTCTGTCCAGCGGCAGTGATTAATGTCAATGGTGTGATCCGTCATGTTGGCCACGGAGAGCTGGTCTTTAGAAAAGTCTGGATACATTTTGTTCAAATAGTCGTCCAGTGTTAGGCGTATGACAAAGGCTTTTTTTTTGGGTTTGCTTAAAATCTGGTCCATGGTTTGAACACGGTGAAAGGTTTGGTCCCACCCGCGTTCATCGTTTAAAACCCGTTCAACCGTCCTTTTAAAAGCGGAGCCCTCTTCAGGGGGTATGCGTTTGTCAACTTGTACAAAGTAGTACATTTTTTTTATAAACCTTGCTTAAAAAAATGTCAGAGCTGTATGATGATGACTCCTTTGCAGTGTCTAAAACCATTAAGCTCAATGACTGTATGAAGGTGAGTAAGAAGTTGGGGAGTAACCATGAGCAGATTACCAAGCTGGTCAAAGTGAAGGAGCATACCCGGACGTGGATCAAGAATGTTGAAAAAACGGCCAAGACCAGGAATGAGTCTCAAACTCAGTATTTGGTGAACATTGACCGCCTGACTACTTTTTTAGACACTCCGTTTCAAGTCAAGACGCCGTTGCAGTACGTGCCAGCATTGCCAGTGTCATATACATGCTCGTTTTGTGGCCAGGGGATGCCCCAGATGACGGTGCAGTTTCATGAGACGCTGTCACAGCCGTACGTGTTGCTGTGTGACCGGTGTCAAGCGGTGTGACTGTTTGCACAAAAAAATGCGGACAAGCCGGTTTGATTGTTTGCAAAAAGTTTTTTTTATGAGGTGTATCATGTAAAAACTTACCATGGGTGACACAACACGCGCTGCCAGAATGTTGAATGAAGTGGGGTCACCGTCTTTACCGCCTCCACCGGCATCAGGGACGTTACCTTTTTCCATTCCTTATCCCTCTGAACCTAAACAGGGCGGTTTTCCAAAGCCTTCCACCTCTACTACTGCCGCAGCTCCAGGCGGAGGAGACAAGGGTGCTGCTGCTGAGCCTGGGAACAAGGGCAAGTGGATTGAAATCAAGGACAAGTGTTCCAAGGTGTTAAAGACACAGGGCATTGCAGCGCTGGTGGTGTTTGTAATTGTGGCAGGGATTATGGCAGGTGTAAACCCTCCCATTGTGCAAACCAAGAGCAAGAACCCGGATGAAAAACCCAAGAGAAGCGTTGTCAAAATTTTGATTTGGGCGTCTGTGGCGGCTTTGTTGGCCATGGTTATTCCTCTGGGTATTGATTACGCCAAGAAAAAAAAGGCGTCAACTGTGTCTGTGACGTCAAGTGCATAAAATAATTTTGGTATTTTTCATTTTGTTAGTTCAAAAAAAAAAATGCTGGCGCTCAGGCTGCCCCGGGAGCTGGTAGCACTAGTGCAGGACTACTTGGATGTGAAGGACTTGAATAGTTGGAGAGCTACAAGCAGACAGGCGTTTTGGGATGTGGAAACTTTGGTCCGAAAGCAAGTGTTTTGTTTGGAGCAGTCTAGTTGTGTCAGCATTTTGCAGGAGCCGACGGGGTTTTTTTTGGGGTCGGCCTGGTTTCAGTTTGTCACCAAGGTGTACAAGTGTGTTAAGTGTAGGCGGTATGAGTGGTTACGTCCATGTGGCCATGGTGACTTGGATGTAGACTGCACCGAGGCAGAAGAAGAGGGACTTTGCCAAGAGTGTTTTATAGACAGCTGTGTTTTAAACAAGTGTAACTATTGTTCAGTGTACTCCTCAGTGACAAGTCAGTGTTATCATTGTCACTCCAACATTTGTGGGGACTGTGATGAGTTGGTCAATTTTTGTTCTAGCTGCAATGAACTGTTTTGTGATGAGTGCCGCTTAGACAATTATTGTATGGTCTGTTTATGAAATAAATAAGTCATTTTGCAAAAATGTGCACTATCTATACAGACGGCTCTTGTCTGCGCAACCCCGGACCGGGTGGTTGGGCATTCCTAGTAGTTCAAGAAGAAAAAGTGGGGGTGGAGTTCTCTGGAGGGGAGCACCAGACTACAAACAACCGGATGGAACTGCAAGCCGTCATTTCAGCGCTGGAGTTCGTCAAGGTTGACGCCGTTGACATTTACACGGATAGTCAGCTGGTTTTAAACTGTGCTCAGGGCCTATGGAAACGCAAAGCCAATTTGGACATGTGGACCAAGTTTGATGCGGTGCTGAATGGTAGACAAATACGGTGGCATTGGGTCCGTGGACACAACGGGGACGTGTACAACGAAAGAGTGGATAGGTTAGCTCGGACTAAAGCGTTAGAATACATTTAAGTGTTTAGTTTATTTTTTAAAAGCAGTAGCCTTTCTTCTAATGAATGAATTCTGTTATTGAGCCTGGTAATTTTAGAGTCATTACGGAGTGATGCCATGAAACTTTCAACCCTAGCAATTCTTGTCTGCATTTGTAATGTTGCCAGATATACTTCCTTCAAAAATGTTGGCGGACAAAATGCCAGTGTGTGGATTGTAGGTCAATGGTTTTGACTGGTGAACAAGGGTTTTGGTGTAAACAAAATGTAGTTTGTATTATTCACATCACCGGTGGGAGTCACTTCAACTTGAATAGCTGCAACACTATCTGCTATTACATTTTTGGACAGAATGTTTTAAACTATCTCTTGACCATCAAACACCACAGAAGAAAGCTCGGTCAACAACAACATTTGTTTATACAAGTTTTTATTTAATTTTCACAATTTGAGAAAACAACGTGCACGACAGCTTTTGGTTTAGTTGATTAATCTTTTGAAGCAACTTTTTTGGAGCCTTTTTTTTCTGCTTGACGCTGCCGCTTTGTTGTTGCTTTTTGGTAGTAAACTGGACTATAGGCTTTCCACGGTTGCTCAAAAACACAGGAGTGCTTGGAAAAACAAACGTTGTCTTCATGGTTTCAAAGAAAAATAAAAAGTACAGTACAGTAAAAAAATGAACACCACTCAAATTAATGTGTTGTATTTAATGAATGATGTGTGCAAGTTGTACAGCAAATTGTATTACCGAACCATTCCAGTACCTATGACCAACTCTTTTTATTTGGAACTTCAAAAGAAACAAGAGCAATATTTGGTTGATCAATTTAAGACACTTGTTCATCAGAACTTTGAGTTACAAAGCAAGTTTGTGATTCAAGATTTTGAAACCAATGCTCAATTTTTATATGAGAATATGGTGAATGCAATACCGGAAAGTGGAGAGTCAGTGGATAAATTATACGACTTTTGGCTGGATTCTTGTATTCATGAAGTCACTCTCCAAGATTTCGTTGATATTGCAAGAGATGAAACAAAGACTGTAAATGATGAGACAAAGATTGTAACCAAAACTTATCAATATTACAAATTTGCTGTTCCTGAATTTACGTTTGAAAATGAAAGACCTTTAGAGTCTGCAATGTCATGGAAGTCTAAGTTTGGTTTGGTTACTAAAGAGGTAGCTTTAACACCCTATGATTTGTCAAGTGAACTTGAAACAAAACGAAAATACAGTATTGTTTCATCAAATGATTTCTATGTCAAATTTGAGCTGGGAACAGGAATGCATCAGCCCCTTTTTGATGATATTGATTTAGTGAGGACAACATTAGAAGTAGGGTCTCCAGTAAGTGATGCCATTTTTATTATGGTTATACGAACGTTAAGCAAAACAATGTTTTTTAGTTATCTTAAACCTTCAGAACCGGTTGCAACTGAATTGAATTTTAGTTTGGAGAACATTCCAGTTTTTGAGGCACTTTCAGATGCAGAGTTAAGAGGGCCTACCCATAATCAACAAACCTGTTACATCAACACAGTTTTGGTGTCATTATTGTTGTTTCCAACTCAAACTATTTTAAATATTTTGTATCAAACGCCCGTATTGTACAAACATGCTTTAGATGTGCATGCAAAGTTGTGTTCCAACTCGGAAAAAGTGAACATTATTGAACCCATGAGTATAGAGGAGGTACGAAAGCTTGCTCAGATTTCCTATAACGATAAATATGAAAGAATGATGTTTGTTTGGTGGCTTAGACGATACTACAATGCTCTACACACGCCTACAAGTGACATTGAAGTTGCTAGGGAAGGAATTGTAAAAAGTGTTGAACGATGCAAAAACTTGGGAACGGGCACTGCAAAAGTGGGAGGTATTGGGGAACCCCAAACCATGTTTGAGGTATTGAGTGAACTATTTCCATTACCCAACACGAACTTCAAACATGTAACATCCACTATGAGTGATAGTGACGAAACTGAACAACATTGTGTTTCTAAACAAAAATTTTCAACGGGACTGTTAGTACCTACGCAAGATGATGATCAAGACAACCCCAAATTATTAAGTGAGTTTTTATTACGTGAAAGTATTGAGGAAGAAAAAGACACTTTTGACTGTACTTTTATTGACGGCACAACTGCACGATTTAAAAAACGTGGGGTGGTTAACTTTTTTGATGGAAATTTGTTTGCCTTTGAGTATGTGAGGCAAATTTGGAATCCTAGAGCTGCTGTAAGATTAAAAACTCGTGAAATTACACCCGATGAAGTTTTACAACAGGGCACCTCAAACCTATTGTATTTGAGAGCAGTCATTTTGTATTTGTTTACATACCAAGGCTCTAAATTAGTTAACTTTCAACATTACATTGCTGTACTTAGAAAACCGGGAACAACAAATTGGTTTTTGTATGACTCTGAAAAATTAACACTGTTTGCAACAAGTTACAATGAGTTGTTGGAAAAAGATTGGACACATACAGACATAATGAGGAACGATACAGTGTTTACAAAACTAGTTAAAAAAAACAGTGTTTTATTTATTTACAGCAATGAACCTACTCTTCCATCTGATACTCTTTAAACAATAAAAAAGACAGCATTTCGTAGGTACCATGCAACGCAATAAAAGACACTACTTGGTTTAAAGGCATGGTTTCTATGGAGCAATTGTGTTGCAAAGCGAACTTAAAACAAGAAAAACTTTTGGACGCAACCGCTGCAAAGATAGTGGTTTCATTCCATGCAAATCCCATGTCCCAACAAAACTGTAGCACTTCTACGTTATCATGCAGCGCAAAAGCAGAACAGGTTGTCGGATCATCATGTTGAAGGCCATCTAATAAATCAAACACTTCTGAAAAGGTGGGACCAAACAATGGTTTCATCTCATTGTATTCTTGTGGGTTGTAGTACACGTACTTGGCCATGTCTGCTGTCACTCTGGACCCTTTACCCTCCAGCAACATAAGTGCCTCTTGAAACTCTTGAGCCGTCATGGTTGCAGGCATTCTCATGGAAAATTGCGTTTTAAATAAAAAAAAATTAGGTGAATTCGTTTTTTTATGGCTCTTTTTATAAAAAAATGAACCGTGGAGAAATAGAGGAGATTGTGCAAAACACAGTCCGTAAAATGAACAGCGGGCCTGAAGCTTGTTTAACAAACCCGCGGGTTCTCTCTTTTTTTAACATGATGAAAGACTCTATTACTCGGACTTTGACGGCTTCTACCGCTGCATCTACTACAACAGAAGACAAGGCCGCGTCCTTCAGGTCCATACAGGCTTGGGACCCGGAAAGGCAGCAGGATGAGGTGAACAGTGTGCTCAAACGCTACCCTTCCATTAAGGACGCATACACTTATTCAGCAGTGTACATTGTGGAGCAGACGTACAAGAAAGAGAACCGTCAACTCAAGTTGAAGCTGCCTTCGTTTCAACAGTTTTTAGTCACGTTTTACAACCAGGTGTTGTCTGCAGAGCCGTTGCAGCGTGGGACATACGACGAGTTACAGTTTTTTGAAAAAGAAATGTTGTGCTGCCAGGCATTTTGCAATGCGTTGTACAACAGCATCCGCACAGAGCCGGTTGAAAGGCAGCAGAGTGTGATTGTGGAAGAAAGAGGCAGCACTGTGCCTTCCTCAACAAAAAAAAGTACAGCGGCAAAAAGTGCGGTTGCTAGCCAGATTGCATCAGCGTCTCGTTTTTCTATGCGTGCCTTGTCTCCCCATGACTCTGTGTCTCAGATGGCAAGGCCTTCTAGTACCAGTGCTAATGCGTTAGCAAATGCAGGTTCTTTAACGGAAGACACTCTGAACCGTCACCGCAGTAAAATGGGGCAGGAGCAAAAGACGCAACCTAAAGTACATCCAGCAGAGGCGTCTGCGGCGTCTGTGTTTCGTGCTGCCAATAACACTACCGCTGCCGCATCCACCAAAGTGACATCCAAACCCCGGAAGGAGAGTGTGAGAGTGGTTGACGTTGTGGAGCACCCTCAAAAACATTTGGTGGGAGTCAGTGAGGATGACCTGACCACAACAAGTAGCAGCAGCTCTTCGTCTGCCTCTGAAAAAAGTTACTCACGTAAAAAATTGACTAGAGACCCCCGGAGACTAGACCGGGATTTTGAGAGAGAGTACTTGTCTCAGGAGTCAACTTACTACGAAAGGCCAAGGGACCGTAGTGACCGTGACCGTGACTGGAATGGAAGGGACCGTGACCGTAGTGACCGGAACCCCAATCGCCGCCATTAAGCTTATGACGCCTCTTTGTTTTTGGAGGACGGTACTTTGTACAGCTCACCCAAATCACACTGTCCACCTGGTGGCGTACAAACAAGTTGTCTACGTTTTCCATTTTTTTGAATGAACAATAAAAAAATGTCACCATGTCCAACTCTTGCACAGTCCTCATCCGGCTTGTGTTGCTGGGGCAGGCGCCCCAATGTACCCATTGCCTTACATGACTTTTGTACACACCATGCGCCTATGTTTATTCATTACATTTTTAAGACCTATTTTAACCATCACGTCAAACTCAGCTTATTTATTGGCACTCCCAACTCCTTTTTTTTGTTTTTTCCTCAAGACTTGCACCACCTTCATGTGTCAGCCTGGAAACTCAAGCCGCAAGGCTCCCATTCTAACAGTGAGAAACCCTTGCACATTAAAAAAACAGTGAGCGGACTTGTCACTAAGGAAACAGCAACTCAAATTGTGGTGGAACTTCCCATTTTTCAGATGACGGCACTGCTTTGTACACCGTTGCAAGAAGTTGCTGTGCTAACCCATGTGACTCTTGTGTTAAGCAGCTTAGATGTGACCCAATTAACTTTTGACCCCTCTGTACCTGCTTTTACAATACCTTGGGAACACTGCATCCCTGTGCACATCCTGGCAGCCCCCTTTGTTATGATGCTCAACGGTTCAACCACTCCAGACCCCAGGCTGCACCAAAGCGGCACTTACAGCTTGTGGAAAACACTGGTCCCCCACCCTCATGCCTCTACCGTGACCGCAAAGCAGTTGCGTTATGGGTGCTTTTTACAGCAATTAAAAACCATGGAGTGGAGTAAAACGGTAGACGCAGCGAGCAATGATGAAGGGAAAGATCATTATGACCAGTTCGCATTTGAGTTCTGACGGACAGCACCTTACATCCAACTTTAATGGCATTGTGCCACGCAAATGGGCCACAGGAATAGAAGTGCTTGTACCAGAGGGACAAGTGTGTATGTTTTTTCCTAAAAACAGCACCAAGTTTAAAAGGACGGTGCTGACGTTCAAGGAAACACCGCAACCCTTGGTTATTAAAAGTGTGCAACCGGAAATGAGAATGAGGGAAAATCGGGTTCTTGGGGCACTCTATTTTTTTACATTGGCACCCTCACCCAAAATTGAGTGGCGGTATAAAACAACAGAAGAATAAAAATTTATGATTTATTATTCATTGGCATTGGGGTGTGTGTGTGTGTGTGTCTTTTTTTAAATCAGAGGCACCACGGGCTCCACCAGCAGCCAGGACAGCTCGCCGTCTTCCTTGAGAGCCACCTGGACGTCCGACTGGGAGATGCGCTTCCGGCTGGCCTCCTGAGCCTTTTCGTAGCTGAGCTTGAAAATGCGCTGAGCCAAGACCTCAAACAACGCCGTCAGCCCCGTGATGCTGTTCTGAGAGAACCGGAACTTTTCCAGGTACTGCTTAGCAAAATCCTTGGTGCGGGTGGGAGGGATGGACAACCCAGCACGGGCCGCCCACATCTGCTTACGCTTCTCCTCTGCAGCTGCATCGGTTGTGGGGGCAGCAGTGGAGGACGGTTCACCATTCTGGTAGCTGGCATAGTACAGAGTGAGCGCCGCACTCATGGCGTTGGCGAACTCTTGGTACAAGCTGCTACGGCTCAGAGAGCGCTGCAGGCACGTGGGCATGTCGTGCATCATCAAGGTGTTTTTCTTGGCACTCTCCAAATGACGCTTGACCGCCACCAAGAAGTGAAGACCAAACTGGTACACATAACGCTGCACCTGGTAAATGGCATCCTTACTGATGGTGGAGTCACCGTACTGACGCTTCAACAGCGCCCTCAAATATCGGCCAATGCAGGGGTTGCCGTCCTGCACACAGTCCTCCTCGTCCTTAGCACCAACTACCTCAGCCGCCGTTGAAGGAGCAGTAGATGAGGAAGCAGCAGACTTGGGGCGTCGTTGCTTCTTTTCCTTTACTTCACCTTCCTTGGCCTCCTTGGAAGCAGTAGTTGTAGCCTTACGGGGCTTCTTGGCAGCGGGTTCTGCCTCTGAAGGTGCATTTGCATTAGCTGCAGCAACAGCAGCAACGGAAGGTGTATTAGCTGCAGCAACAGCAGCAACATCAGCAACATCAGCAACAGCAGCACTCTTTTTGGAGCGCTTGGGGGCAGGGGCCTCAGCAGAGGCAACAGCAACAGCAGCAGCAGGAGTAGCCGGTTCCTTGGTCTCCTTGACGGGCACAGGCACAGGCACAGGCACAGGCCCAGGTGTAGTCTCCTCCGCCTTACGCTTCTTGCGGACTTCCGAAGCAGCAGGGGACACTGGCGCTTGAACGGGAGTAGTAGAAGCAGGAGGAGCCGGCTTGGAACGGCGGCCTGAACTAGTGGTAGCAGTAGAAGCCTTGGTTGACATGATGTTTGATTTTCTGTTTTTTATACAAGCCACAGACAAAACGAGTTGTGTTTTTTTTATGATAATTTTGTTGGGTTTATACGCGGGCACCAAATAAACTTTTATTGTTTGTCATACAAACCGTCTTCTCCACGGTGGTCACAGCTTTGTGTGTGATCAAAGTAGGTAGACACAATACGGTGGCAGTGCCAACAGGCGGTACTACTCAGTTCTGTTTCACAAATTTTAAGCAACTGTTTGTGATGTGAAATCCGTGCCATTTCACTCTGACTCTTTGCAGCGTGACATTCTACACACAGAGCCTCCAGGTTAGACGGGTGGTCAGTGCCTCCAATGGCATGCGGCACCACATGGTCCACTTGAAATGTAGCCGGCAGCAACTCTTTGCATGTGGCACACCTCCACTCTTGAGAAGCGCCTACACGCTTTTTCATACTGTTTCCCAGGTGCCTCTTCCTATACATGTGCTTTTACTCCTACTCTTACCATTTTCTTAAACCGCCTGATAACCCCACGGGCAACGGTGCCGCAGGAGCACTAGAATAGTACGGAGGTTTACTCAGGTTTGCAAAAGGCGACCCCTGAAAACCTTGCAACCCCTGAAGCTGGTACTGCAGGTACGCCTGCTCTTTCAAATCCTTTAAAATACGGTTCCGCTTGTTACGGTGATGCATTTTTTTTGCAAAACAAGAGATGCCCACAACAATGGCCACAATAAACACAAAAAATGCCACAAGCATTACAATGTACAACGGCCGGTTATCACGGCCCAGCACGTACTTGAAAGTTTTGCCGGTGCTCAACCGGTTTTTCTGAGGTGGCAGCTGGTTCCAGTGGTTCAAGTCGTATGCCACACCCATGAGTGCCCTCATCATGTTACGGCTCATGCGCTCCACGGGTTTAATTTTTTTGGTGACATCTCCCGGCGGCCCCGGGTCTGCAAGCTGATTCACAATAATGATTTCCTCATCGGCATCACTGGTCTCACTGTCCCCATCCTGCTCCCGGTAGTGACACTCCAGGGCTGGGGTCCTGGGAAAAAAACCGCCCACCTCAGTAGGCCTTGAAAAGGGGTCTGCAGGCTCATTTGGGCACAGGGGTGCCTGCCGGGTTACACCTGCATAAAACGTGTTGGGCACATTACAAGCGGTACCGCCCTGGCACACTGGGTGCATGTTCAAGTCACAGCTCTGAGGGTAACACGGCTGAGCGGCGTTCCAGGTGGGGTACATGGGTTTTAGAGTGCACAGGTTGGTGTTATAGGGTGCTCTTTCTCGTGCTTTAAACTGTAAATCTTTCAGCTCACTGTGAGCGTTGTCATACAAGTCCTGCAAGTTCTGTTCATACACCACCGCACTTTGGTACTGTGTACTGAAATCCAGGGCGTTTGCCGAGTCAGTGGTAGTGGTATTCATCCGGTCAGACAGTGCCCAGGTGCCACTGCTGTTCATTTTACAGTCAGATAAGGAGCAAAGTGTAGATGACATTTTTTATATTCAAGCAGAGGTTTTTTATTGAGGAGTCAAAAAAAAAGTGCGCCGCGTTTGCAAGCCTTAATATGGGTTCAAGATAAATGCTATCAATTTGTTGGGGTAGTAGAAAAAAAATGAGTACAGTCACACCTACAGAGCGTGTTGCGCTAAGTGAGTTTTGTAAAGTTCATCGCATCACAGAAGATGTTAAACAGGAGCTGAAGTTGCACTCTCGTAACCTGGCCGAAGTAAAAAAACATGGGCTGCAAAACCTCACAGAGCTGTTGCAAGAGAGTAAGTCCTCTATTTACCGCTTGGAAAAACCCAATGATGTGGAAGCCACGGACTTTCCTACATTTGTCCGTCTGAAGCGCACGTCCACCAGCCGGTCCCTAACTCCTGAACTGTTAGAGAGGGCGGTGAACAGCATTACACAGGAAATTGTGTCAGAGCTGGCGGACAAGGCGTCTATTAATCCCAAGAAAAAGCGCAAGACCGGGGCTGCAGGTGCAGGTGCTGCAGCAAGTGGAGACAGTTTGCAGGCCATTGTGTCCGAGGCGGTGCTGGCGGCTATACGGAAGACACGGAGCAGTGAAAAACAAGTGGCTGACATGACCAGCTCTTTGCCCCGGGGCACGGATGAGTCCACCATACAAGACGCGCCTGCCGACATCCAGGAGTATGTGGAAAGTATCATTGGCATCCAGTCAAAAATTAAAAAAATTACCGCCAAGTACAAGGAGGAGCTCACGGAGCTGCAGACCCGGGAGGAGGAGGTGCGGCAGCAAGTGGACAGCTTTTTAAAACGTGGGAACAAAGACTCTTTCAAGTTGAATGTCAATGTGGGCGGGGATCGGGTGCACTACTTTATCCGTCGGCGAACCGTGGTCACTAAAAAGCCCATGTCTGCCTCTGAAATCAAGGACCATGTGCACAACACAGTGTCGGGGCTTTTAAGAACAATGCCAAGTGTTCAGAGTGTGAGTGATTTGAGTGAGGAGTTCCTAGCGGCTTTAAGGAGCAGTGTGTTCCGAACTCTCCTGTACCATCTAGACAACCGTGAAAAAACAGAGGAGGAAAAAATCATGCTGCACCGCGGACGGGGTAAAAATCAACAGAATGTACAAGTGGAAGAGAATGACATTAGCGGTGAGGAGGAGGAAGAGGATTAGTTTCGGTTACGCACAGTGAGGACCACTTCCTCCTCATCCGAGTCAGAGTCCAGTTCATTAGACAATAAATGATAGCATCTTTTTTTAACTTGCCTCAAGTTTTCTTCCTGCTTACTACACTGTGCTCTTAAGCAAAGTAGACAAGACTGCCGGTGCTCTTTGTTTTCATCAAAGCTTAGCGCATTTCCAGCACCACACAGGGGTAACTCTTTTACATTTTCCCGGGCTATACTCTGCAATAAGCAGTCGGGCAACGGTTCTTCAGAGCTGTCAATGTCTTTACGGCACAGGGCACACTGGTTTAGAAAAAAAACACACTTGTCACAAAAACGATGCATGCACGGCAACGCTACCGCAGTGTACAATGGGTCGTGACACACAGAGCAATGCAGGTCTGACATGTTGACCCACACCTGAATTCTATTGTTTTCTCCACTACTCTCTGCCATATTTTTTTTATTCACTACACTCCAAAAAAACACTGCCCTTTTTTTTTTAACAAACAGCTTGCTGCCTGCCGCATAGTTTAAAAAAAATGATTGGAAAAATGAAACTGCAACTCATTGACAATGACAGACAAGGATTTGGTAAGGTTGACATGACACCGCTCTGTTTCAGACAGGTAGCCCTTGTTCAATGTAGCCTGCTGAACTTGAGGCACACTGAATAGACCTAACGTACTTTTTTCCAGGTAGCAAGCCTCCCACTCGGCTGCCTCTGGGCACAGCAGGGTTTCTACAAACCTCCGAGGCACCAACGGATCCCATGGGAGTTGCACTACAAACGTAGACCGGGTACCGTGCTTAAACAGTAACAAATACCTTTCTTCTTCCTTTAGTGAGGCGGCAATTTTTTGGTAGTCTACCAAGGGCAACACATCCTCCTCAAAATACTTGACCTGACCCAGAGTCTCTTCTAAAAACTCACGGGCGGCAGTCTCTTCTGCAGACTGATCACCCTGTTGATACCTCCCACCAAAATCAGTCCACAAGTTGGACCCCTTGGGCCATGACGCATGAAAACGCTCCTTGGCTAACAAAAAGTACATGCAACCCTTTTGTGGTTCTATCATAACAGGCAAAATAGACGCAGATCCTCTACTTTCCATGTGTTTTTAATTGGAACCTTGTCACAATGATTGAAAAAAAACTTATATTTCTCAAACGCGTTCACAATGTCAAAACCAAAAAACCAAAATGTTGTTATTTGATTTGTGTTCTAAAACAAAAAAAAGCACTTTAAAAAATACATGGAAGTCCTTGATGGTTTTGTGCCCAGCGTATTGTTTGAAGTGTACTCTCAATGCAACAGCAGCACAACAGCAGCGGAGTTTGAAGCCAGGTTAACTGGAGCCAGGGCCTCAGAAGAAACAAAGGGTGATGATACCGTGGATGCCACAACGTACTACAACTGGTGTACTAACACTCTTGGCTTGTACCCACTACGTGTGGGACGGTTCTGGTTTTCCAACACACTACAACGCAGCCGGTGGGAGCAGCTACAAGTCATTGAGGGCTACTACACTGATGAACTCATTGAAACGCAGTTGCTGCCGTTAATAAACAAGCACGGCTACGGCTTTGAAGCCGGTACGGGTAAGAGGGTATCTCTCAGAGTACTGGACTGGCTGGTCACCAACTTTAGCAAAAAAAACAGGATTATTTACACGCTGCAGCTAGCCGATGGCAAAGCTGTGCCTTTTAATTTGTACCTCCAGTACAAATCGTCTCTGAACCGGTACAAGCGGCATGTGTTTGACCCCTTTCGGCGGCACAAGCGTGTCTACTTTATTCACAAGGAGCGCATGTACTCTACTACCGTGGGGCAACTTAATTTCATGCACTGGGCGTTTGAGCATAACATCATTGAGTATGCACAGAGCCGCATGGCCGAGATTGAGGCTGACATGACACAGTGCATCAAAGAGAATCAAAGGGACAAGGAGAGCTTCAAAAAAAAGGGTAAAAAACGAAGCCGGAAGCCGTTGTGTAACATCAACCCCCGCAAGTGTTTTGTGTACAGCTGTGAAGAGAGTGTTGCGTTTGTGCAGACGTCCCCTAAAAAAATAAAAATGTAGTGTGTATAAATCAAATATGTTTCTTTTTAGCATTTGGCTCCCTGTCACCCTTTTTGTACTGATGCACTGCAAGGGGTTGCTTCAATACGCTTTTGAGGGGGGGTTGAGAGACATTTACTTTAAAGGGCCACGATTACAGGGGTACGGGTTTTGGAACGGGTTACCACTGCCAGACATTTGTGCACAGCTCACACATACTGCAACCGAGGTATGGACCAGCAATGTTTCACAATGTGTGGCTCTCACAGACCGGTACTTCACCGCCTTTTCCATTGGAACATACGGAGTCGTGTACATCCTAGTGTTGTATCACTTGCTCTCTAGTGTTCATTACATGTCCATGCTACACTACCAGTACCGCCTGTTCTGTGAGGCCCGAGATCAATCCTGTACAAATAGCAACAAAATAAAAAATTAACTTTATAAAAATTGTACCTTTTTTTTTCTTACCAGCCGCCAGCAACGCCCTTGGGCTTGACAAATGCCGCCACCAGCAGGCCAACGCCAATCCAGGAGTACACAAACGCCTTGATGCCCTGGGACCACGGCACCTGAGCCCCATACTTGTTCTGGCATGCATCCAGAGACATTACAGCAGCAGGTGCTACACTGGCAGCAGGCGCAACTGCAGCGCAAACCGGGCTGTAGGGATGCGCAGGGCTACCTTGAGGAGCAAAAGTGTAAGTGCCGTCATCAAACGGAACCAAGTCTGCCAACTTCTTCCACTCCACTACACTGAGAAGGACAAACGCCGCACCCAGAGTCAACAACACCGCTTGAACTGCCACTTTGTTATCCATTTTTTTAAGAAAACGTAGTTTTTTTTTATTATGTAACAAACAAAATAATTTTTTGTTAGGGCTTCATGATCCAATGGGTTGCATGTAATTTGTATTTTTTGTTTGACGCTAAGCAAAGACCTCCTCCTCCTCGCACGAGCATTCAACCGGTGAACCAGCAAGTGAAGCAGCAAGTGAAGCAGCAAATGAAGCAGCAAGTGAAGCAGCAAGTGAGGCCAACTTTGTCCAAACGGTGGCATGGTCCCATGGATGCTAGTTTGTTTTACTTTCCCTAGTCCGCTCCGGTATAGACACAATACGCCTGTACCACTTGGGGCCACTTGTGCCGTACTGGGTGTTGTACATGTAGCTGTCGTACACGCCGGTAAAGGGCTGGTTGCGGTACAGTGCATACTCTGCCATGGCTCTAGTGGGAAACTTTTGTTCCGTGTACGCCGGTGAGTCCGTGGCAAACACCCCCAGCTTAAACGGGTCAGCTGCCATACGCCTCACAACATACACCGTCGGACGTTTGTCCACAGGCACAGGCGGCTGTGCTAGCAGCTGGGCTTGCCTCAACACCACCAGCCACAGTGGGTTAGCTGTGTCTAGTTTCCGGTCATGCTGCAACACCTCCAACAATAGGAACAACGTGTTTTTCAAATCGTTTTCTTGCTTGTCTAACGCGGTGTAGGGGCTCATGTTTGCCTCCACCAAGTACCAGTACAAGTCCCGGGCTGTAGCAAAACAGGGGTTCAACAAAAGTTGTACCAACAAAGTGTATCGCGGCTCTGCAGGTTTTGGGTCCTGCTCCAAAACAGAGTACTCGTTATTATAAACAGCTGACATTTTACAAACGTGTTTTTAATGTAAAATAAATATAATCCTTTTGCCCTTTTATTTTTTTATCATTTTGGACAATGTCAATCAAGGACCTCTACTTTCAACTTTCAGAGCTCCGTTCAGAAAATGAGGACTTGAAAACACAGTGTGAGCAGTTTATGGCTCAGCAGACTTGGTTCACCAACCAAATTACCACACTGCAACAGAATGAAGCCAACCGGATTGACACTTTTTTGTGGCATCAACATTGGTTTCAAGAGCAGTTGACCAGTTATCAGCAGCAGTACGGCGAGTGTTTCAATAACTACATGTTCACTTGTAAGGAGTTGGTTGAAGTCAAAGACGAGTTACTGCAGGTCAAACAAGGCAAACAAGGCAAACAAGGCAAACAAGAAGAAATAAAGGTTCCTTTGGAGTGTAACCCAGAGTGGGCTCTCATGCTGGCAGAGGAGTTAGAGTCTGTTAAGTTTATGAATCGGAACCTTGCGTCCACCAACCGTGCCTTGAAAGCCACCGCAATTGAACTGGAAACGCAAGCAGAAGTGCTTCAAAGTCAAGTTTGCACTTTGAAAAACAGCATTTCTTTACTGGAGTCAACTTTGAAAAAAAGTGGTGCGTTACAAAGTACCAAAGAAAAAGAGGCTGAGAGGGTGCAGGGCAGACTGCTGGCGTGTCAAAACGAGCTGGGTTTATTAAAACAAAAGTCACAAAAGCAGACGGCACAGTGGCAACAAAAAGAAGGCCACATGAAAAAAGCAATAGACTTGTTAAAAGAAGAGTTGGAAGGTGCACACACGGAAGCGCAAAATCAAAAGGAAACCATTCATCGGCTTCAAAACAACATTGTCACTCTTACAGAGGAAGTGGCTACAAACAAGATTCATCACAGTACAGTGTACCAAGACATGGTGTTGGCCACCGAGCTGTCCACTGGTTTAAACAACAAATGTTTAAAGTTGGAAGAAGAGTATTTAACTTTGTCCCACAAGTTAAGGGCTCTGGGGCAGCAACTGGACAATCAAAAAGAAAGCAACTTGAAGCTGGTAAAACGGGCAGTCGGTCAAGAAAAGTTGATCCGAAAGTTGTCTCAAGGAATGACGGTGCAGTTTCAAGTAGACAAGGAAACCACGGAGCAAGTCATCTCTGAAAGCTGTCACGAGTTTTTTCAAGAGCAACAACTCAAGTCAGATCAAACACTGGCACTTTTAGCGTACGCACTTGTCCATCTCAAGTTTGTACTGGAAACCTTTCATGCCCAAGAAGAGGCACAGAGTGCCGGTGATGAAAAGGCAGGGCAAGGTGTGTTCTTGCAACTGGTTCATCACCTGGAGCGCTTGTTTATTATTATACCCTTTCATATCCTGCTCAAGCACATTGATACCATGTCAGAGCTGGCGGTCAAGCACGGCATTAACATTCGGATTTTGCACTTTTTAAAGTACATGCTACCCAAGACAGCTGAGGATGCCATTGCAGGACGGCAGCGTGTAGTGCTAGAAAACTATTCAGAGCTGTCCAGTTTTTTTGAAGAAAAAGGACAAAACGTACCACGCAATGTTATTTTGCCATTGCAAGGGTTTATGCTTTTAGTGGGAATGTCTAAATAAAGTTTATGTTGGAATAGCACATGTCTCATACCCGTCATGCTCAGTACACCAGGCTTCAACGTCAGGTGGATAAATGTTGTTTGGACTTTGAGAATCCCAACAGTACTTGTCGGTAGAACTGCTGCAATACGTAACATACTCACGGGGATCATACTCTCTGCAGGAACCAAAGTTTCCAATTGTAGTGTAGTGATCATAAGATTTAGAAAACGTTTTGCATGTGTCAGCAGGGCTAGTGCACACTCCCGGCAAACTTTCAAGTCCAGTGCAAACAACACCAGTGTCTATTGTTTTCATACAAGTGTTTGTCTCTTTGCTTTGAAAATTGGGGACCATAATGCAGTCTCCCATACAAATACACACTGGGCCACCGGTGATGGGGTCAGTGGAACAGGACAAGTTACTTGCCGTTGTACATGGATAGTCTTTTGAGTTTAAACAAGGACTACCACTCTGACACGCATTTTGGCAGACACCACACACCGGGTTGGTCACGTGGTTACACACACAAGCAGAAGAAGCAGAGGCACCCTGACAGTCCGAGTTCCACTGCTGGTTTAAGTAGTCAACAGGAAAGCTGTAGTAGTTTTGAGACAGGTCATCCGTGTTTGAGTTCTTACAAACACAATTTCCTGCAAGCGCATCCCAGTTCCCACTGTTGTTGTTGACAGAGAACGCCAAGTCACCAAACTTGCCGGTGCATGGGTCAGGAGCACACACTGACCGCAGCTCATCAGTTTGTGTCACAGGGTTTGAAAACACTCCCAACCCCGGGACGTACCCTTGTTTAAAGGGCAACAAGTTAGTAGAAGACACCAAAGTTTCAGTGGTGTTTAAACTTTTCAAGTCACTCTGGTACTCATCACAAATGGGTTTGATGTGAGGGTCCGGCTGAACAGTCAGTACACTGTTGGGTATAGTGTAAGGGTCACATGTTGCCAACAAGTTGCGACTGTAGGTACCAGAGCAATTTTTAAAATCTTCTACACTCATTTGTGACACCCAATTCACAAAGTTGCCGTTGTCATCAAAACAAGCCGGCAGAGAAGAAATACTGTTGGCACCCGAGCAGGCACAGTTTGTTAAAGGTTGAGGGATGTAAGGCTTGTTGTCCTTGGTAACACTCTCCACCTTTTGCATAACAACCAGGCTGGTGTTCTCAGGAAGGTTTGTGAGAGAACCCAGTGAAAATGTACTTGTTGCGGTATTGAACAGCAGGTACCGGTTTTGTTGATATGCAGGGTCTGTAAATTGACTACCGTTCGGTCGGTTCCACACCGGATTGTACAGCACTACATTATCTAAGTTGTCTGTCCGCTGTGGGAACCCTGCAATTTTTTGAAGCACCCACTTTTGGTTTTTGTCTAGAGAGCCAGAACTAACTGTTGTTCCGTCTGCATTGGTGGTCAGGTAGGTCACTGGGTTGTAGGCTATCCCTTGATTGTTTAAACTAAAGGCCTGAAGAGCGCCGTTGCTTAGCCCATCTGCTGACTGCGTCATTTCAAACTTGGTGCCACTGGTTGCAGAGGTTGAAAGAGGTGAACCAGCAGTCAAGTTTAAATACTGATTTTGTATGGCACTTGGAGAAATCACCAAAAAAGAATGCAGTACACCAGGAACAGAGTTGACCAAGTATGCTGCATCACCTGTGAGACTGCGGCCATACACCGTGTCGTTACAACTGTCAAGAGCACAAGTTAAGGGTTCATTGGGAGCATAGGTAAAACTTTGATTGCTGTTGGCTTGACTGCCGTCACACTGACAGACACAGTTAGGTGTGGCATTTTCTGTGCCGCACTGAATGTTGTACCCAAAGCCCTTGGTTTTGTCATAACACGCCGTGGGGTCAATGGGTGGTGAGGCATCTGGCACCCACGGCAATCCACACAAAGGATGATCAGTTGTGCAGTTTACCAACAGTTGCTGCAGGTCCTGAGTAGCAGATGACACTTCATTGTTTTTACAAGCTACAAGTGTATTACACTCTGGACCGTTCATGACAGAGGGCCAACGGCAGGTACAAGACCATCCTTGGTCTGTCCATGTAGCCACTCCGGCATGTGCATCACAACCTGTCCTTTGTGGTAAGCAGTAGTAGCCTTGAGGAATGTTTTGCACCTGAGCAGTACCACCGTTTAAAGTCATGTTAGTACCATCAGGAACAAACACACAGTTCATTTGTTCACCAGCTGGTGTATCCGTGCAGACGTTGCAGTCTATATTAGTAATGCAACTTTTTAGGTTGGAAGGGTCTGACAGCAGTATGGGATTGTTGGAACTATCTGTGCCTGGATACGTGGGTAACTCGGTGATGCAGGTCTGGTACGGCGGCACACACACATTTGAAACACACTTGGGGGAGTTGGTCACGGAGTTGGGCACGGTGCAAGCGGCTTGACAATCTGAATCACCTGCACAGGGAGTGGGCTTCACATCTGTACACACCTTGTTGCCACACCACTTGTAGCAGTTGTTAGTGATGGGGTCAACACTGGGAGGGTCAACATTGGGGACAACATCTGGAAAGGGACTTACTGACGGTGGTAAACTAGGAGGCTTTTGAGTGTCATAAATTTTACAAATCCACACCGCTAATGCCCCCGAGCCAGCTAGCAGCACAAGTGCCAAGACAATCACAATGATCCAATATTTTGTAGTAAAGCTTGTGGATGAGTCACTACTCACCATAGTTTTTTTTTAACCGCGTTTTATTTTGTAAACTTACTTTTTTTAATTTGTATCACTTTTCAAAAACCTCTCTCATGGAAAACTACACGATTGTGGCCCGCCCTGCTGGGTTTGCTCCGCCCACTTCCGCCACGGTAAATGCTGCAGCAACAGGAGGAGAACGGGAGAACAAACGTCCTCGTTTGGGTGCTTCCGCGTTTTCTGCAGCTGCCAAGGCTGCCACTACTTCAGCTACCGCTGCGGTTGAAAAAAGGGGAGGAGGAACCTTTACAAGCTCAACCAACTCTGCTTTCAGCTCAACCAACTCTGCTTTCAGCTCAACCAACTCTGCTTTCAGCTCAACCAACTCTGCTTTCAGCTCAACCAACTCTGCGTTTAAGCGTACCACTGTTGTAGCCGCAGAAAAAAAGACGTCTTCAGGACTCAGTGACGTGTCGGTCAGGTGCAAGTTGTGTGGCAATGCTGCAGTCACAAGAGTGTCTCGGTCTGAAAAAAACCCAGGTAAAAAATACTGGGCCTGTCCCAGTGGCTACTGCACCAACAAGTTTATTGAGTGGGTCAAGGTGTTTCAAGAAAAGGAGCTACCTGGGTTGCCGCAAGTGATTAACGGAAACACCATGAACCAGTTTTTGGCAGTCACTCCGGAGCAGGTGGTCAACATTCGGTCTTTTCAACAAAAGTCACCCGAGTGGCTGCAAGCCCGTGTGGGTAGACTAACAGCGTCCAACTTTGGAGCAGCAGCTGGGTTCAGCACGTACCAAAACCCAAACCAGTTGCTGCAGGAGCTTCTTTGGGGGACGTTTGAAGGCAACCGTGCTACCCGTTGGGGTCAAGCGTTAGAAGACATGGCGCGTATGGAGTACATCAAGTACATGTATGATCAACACTTTATGACAGCCCGGCGCATTGGGGAGCTCCGCAAAGGACATGACGTTCCTTTATTTGAGTGCAAGGTTTGGGAGTGTGGCCTCACTGTGTGGGATGAGCATCCGTTCTTGGCAGGCTCTCCAGACGGGTTGGTGCACACCAACAACTTTGATGGCAAAGAAGTCAGGCTGCTTCTTGAAATCAAGTGCCCAGGGCCAGAGTCAAAACTGCCTTATGCAGAACAGCCTGCGTACCAGGAACAAAAGTTTTGTGACATTCCAGCTGGCATTCCGCCGCATTACTACTGTCAACTGCAAGGGCTGATGGCTATTTACGGCCTTAAGCAAGCTGATTTTGTTGTCAAAACTGTTTCTGCTCTTACTGAGGAACAGCAGTCTCTGTTGGATACTGGTGACCTTTGGAACCCGGTTCTTAATCAGTGTGTGCCCACCAGGCTGCATGTCACCCGGTACAGTTTTGATGAAGACTTTTGGAACAACACGTTATATCCACGTCTTTGGAGATTTTATTATCACCGGTACATCCCGGCTTTAGCTCTTCAAAAGGAGGGACGGTTAAAGCCTGGAGAGATTGAAGAGGTCCTGGATTTGGATTTGTAGATGTTACACTCTTTGAAAACATTTCAATAAACGTTTAAAGAATGAACATTCCCTTGTTTCTTGTGGTTTAAACAGTTCTTGACCTTCTTCAAGCAAGTCTTCATCACGTTTTTGTACTAAAACTGGTTTGTATCTTGTATGACGCGAATCCAAAAAAAACATTGAAACAGCTTGAGTCATTTGTTCTTTTTTTTTTAAAGGTAAATTCACATTTTTTAAAACCCTTCATTAAACAAAAAAAATATGTTTAGTTTATTTAGACGCAAAACCCCGGTGTTACCCATGCATCACAACTACAAGGAAAAAGTGGTCACACAGAATGAGTTTCCGTCTATGAACGCGGTTTATCCTTGGGACCCTGCTTTTCAAGACACGGT